GATAGCCAAACTCCTTGTCCCACAAGGAGATAGCTATCCTTTGCATTTTTTTATGTGATAAAGTCGGGATTATAACACAGAAACACCAAAAAAGACGTGCCAATTCTGACACGCCTTGTCTTTTATAAATCAATCCGCACGCCATTTTTGAAGGTTAGGCTGATGTGCTTGTCTACTTTTATGTCCAACCTTTCAACACTTGTCTGCCAGAGTTCTTGGTTGAAGTCTGTGATGAGACTATCCTGCTGCTTGAGTTCTTGGATAAACCCATCAAGGCTAATGCTCCTACTTTTCTGCTCTTCTAAGGATAACGTAGCTTCCTGTAGCTCTTTCTGGATTTCTTGGTAGGCTGTTACTAGGGTATCGTACTGCTCTTGGTAAAGGTCTTGATTCTGAGCCTTCCTTGCATTCCTATCGACCAAGTCCTCAATGTCTTGTCGTATGGTTTCAAGGTGATGCTCCAAGTCATCAATCCTAGATTCAAGTGGCGAGGTGTCTTTTGCCATGTCAATTAAGAGTTCTGTATTTGCGATAATCTCATCTCGATTACTGAGAAGTTGATTGATAGCTGAAAGGAACCAACCTTTAATCTCTTCCTCCGTCACATGAGGTGTCCGACATTTATGCTCGCCCTTGTATTTGGCATTGCACTGGTAGATGGTTCGTTTGTACTTGCTAGTGGAATGCCACACCTTACTCCCAAAGGCTGACCCACAATCACCACAGAACAGTCGTCCTGTGAAGATGTTACTAGTTTGTCGTTTCTTCTCTAGCTTATCCAATTCAACCTGAACCAAATCAAAGACTTCACGCTTGATAATGGCTTCGTGGTTGTTTTCCACATAATACTGTGGGAGTTCCCCTTCGTTGGGTTTGGTGCTTTTCGTCAAGAAATCTGTTGTAAAACTTTTCTGAAGAAGAGCATCGCCCTTATATTTTTCATTTCGAAGCATACGCTTGACTGTGCCATAACTCCACTGTCTTTTCCCTTGTGGCGTTGGAATCCCTTGAGCAGTCAACTCCCTTGCGATTTTATTTGGGTTGTTGCCCAATAAAACCTGATGGAAAATATACCTAACGATTTTAGCTTCTTCGTGGTCAATTTCAAAACCACCCGTATCACTTTTCTTGAAGCCTAAAACTTGGCTATAGGAAAAGGTCACTTGCCCTTCAGCCAACTGGCGTCGTCTACCCCAAGTCACGTTCTCTGAAATGGAACGGCTCTCTTCTTGGGCTAGACTTGACATGATGGTAATCAGAAGCTCCCCTTTAGAATCAAAGGTCCAAATGTTCTCCTTTTCAAAATAGATTTCAACTCCTGCTTCCTTTAGCTTGCGAACTGTTGAGAGGGAGTCAACCGTGTTTCTGGCAAATCGACTGACCGACTTGGTCAGGATAAGGTCTATCTTTCCGTCAAGGGCATCTTCCACCATCCGTTGAAAGCCAATCCGTGCCTTGGTATTAGTCCCAGAAATCCCTTCGTCTGAATACATCTTGACAAATTCCCAATCCGAGCGATTGTTGATGTAGTCTGTATAGTATTTCATCTGAGCTTCGTAGGAGGTCGTCTGGTCTTCATGATCAGTTGATACTCTGGCATAGCCTGCCACTCGTCGTTTGGTAAAGCTCGGCAGGTCAACCTTATGGCTTACTTGTTTAGCTGGTTCTATCGTGATGACTTTTTTCATGTCTACCGTCCTTTCTGAATGATGATGTGTTTTTCTTCTCCATTTCTATAGGTAGCTTTAGCTTCATTGGTCACGCTATTAAAAGAAATATGGTGAATATCTTCTGCCTTTAAGGTCTCGCCAAAAGCTTGAAAAAGTTGTTCTTCTGTAATAGTACGTCCTAGACAAGCCTCAACACCTTTGGCATCTCTTGTCCTGCAGTAATACCTTACTCGCTTTTCCTGATTGGATTTGGTTTCTACAGACAAAAGCATATCTAAACCACAATGCTCACAATACACTTTGCCTTGTAACTTTGCTAGGGCATCATGCTTTGATGGTCTTCTCTTAGCGCGTCGCTTTTTCTCTTGATTAACTTGTTGGAAGAACTCCGGTGTCACAATAGCTTCATGGGCATTCTCAACAATATACTTTGCCATCTGCCCATCATTTGGAATCGACCGGCTCCCAAAATTATCTCGAAAAGTCTTCTGTAAAATCAAGCGTCCATAATATGCTTCTTGGTCAAACATGTTATAAATGACTCGCTTAGTGAAGCGATTCCCTAGTCTTGTCCGCTCTCCCCTAGCATCAAGCCTTTTAGCTATCTTTGGGGCTGAAAGTCCTTCCATATACCATTCAAAGACCTGTCTAACAATAGAGGCTTCATGGGGTTCAATCACATACTCTTCGCCACTCCATCGATAGCCAAAGATATCTTGAGGAATATAGGGCTTCCCCTCTTCAAAGCATTTCTTTACTCGCCATCTGATATTCTGGCTAATGGACTGTGATTCTTCTTGAGCCATAGAGGCAAGTAGAGTTAAAAGTAATTCTCCTTCAGCAGTTAGGGTGTCTATATTTTCTTTTTCAAAGCGAACACTAATACCAAGTCGCTTCAGCTCACGAACGGTTTCCAAAAGCTCTACCGTATTTCGCCCAAAGCGTGAAATGGATTTGGTTAAAATAAGGTCAATCTTTCCCTTGCGACTATCTTCAAGTAAATTTTGAAAATCTCGTCTATGGGCTTGGCATCGTCCACTAATCGCAGAATCGCTGTAAACACCCACATAGCTCCATTCAGGATTCGACTGTATCAACTGGCTGTAGTGACTCACTTGATTGGATAAGGATTGAAGTAGACTCGTATGCGAAACCCTAGTATATGCTGCTACTTTTAACTTTTTGATGGCGGTTAACTTTTGGGCTTGTATCGTTTTAATTCGTTTCATTGATACATCTCCTTTCGCTACTATATATCACTCTAAATCCCTTATTTATCAAGTCTTTAGGCCACTAATTGACTCATAAATGGTTCATATTTTTCGAGCATTTTTACCTTAAATTCTTGAAAATTAGCTTCAGATATCATCCCAACTGCCAGGAGCCGACTCGCCTGTGCCATGGTAAGCTGATAGATTATTTCTTGTTGAAAGTCTTGTTCTGTCATCTCTTTTCTCCAAATCTAGCTGTCACATAACACCTGCGACTACAATACTTTCTCTTTGGATTAGCGTAAGACATAAACGAGATTCTACAAGTCAAACAGATATGCTCTGAGTAAGCCTTTCGATGAACCTCGTCTAGATGGTCATTCCACCAAGTTTGACGACAAGACGTACTACAAAACCGTTTCTTTTTCTTACCGTCTATATGCTTCAAAACTCGACCACAAGCATGACAATAATCTGGCAGTTCGTCATCAGTCTTATCGCCAGCTTTAATTGCCTCACGACGACAAAATGACTTAATGGTATTAATAGATAAATTGAGTTTTATGCCTATGGCTTTATAACCAAGACCATGTTCTCGTAAACAGCGAATAGCTAATTTTTGTTCTGGGGTCATTTTATTCCTCCTCTACCTACTAGGGGAAAATGTGATCAGTTTAGTCCAAATATAATTTTATTCCTCCTACTTTACTAGGTAGGTTTGGGAGCGATTTTTCCGCACTTTTTGAAAAAAAGGCAAAAAAATAAAGCCTGATGTTCCCACCAGGCTTATATCTTAATTATGAAATTCTAAACCAACCAACAACTTTACCAAGTTTAACTGTTCCAGTAGAATCGTAGAGTGAGCCATCCGCCATCCATTGACGTTTCACACGACGAGTGATACCACCGCCACCAATTTCCAATTGGTCATTGATACCGTTCTTATTATGGTCAGAATATCCATCAATATTCTGTTCCACACCATCAATACTTTTTCCATCTGAATCCGTCACACAGACACCAATGTGACCATATACCAAACCATCCGTCTGAATGACATAAAAATCACCTGCTTTAGGATTCACACCCCAAGCATCGTAGATTACTTGAAAACCATTTGATTTTGCTTTCTTCAAACAATCAATGGCGTTAGTATAGGACATATTCTTGTCCGTAAGTTCTTGAACAATCTTATCCACCAAGGCAACACACTGTCCGCCATAAGGGTTAGATGGAACAGTCACCTTTTGACCGACCTTAGATAAAGCGGACGCAACCACACGGCTTGCAACACTGGTTGGAATAGCGGTTGTTGTCCTTGAAGCCGCGTTGACCTTTAGAGTTTGTCCAACTCTTAAAATATCCGTCTTCTTCAAGCCATTTACCGCAAGAAGAGCATCAACTGTTAAACCAAACTTCCGAGCGATTCCATAATAAGTATCACCTTTCTGTGCTTGATAGGTCTGCTCACTATGGCCTTTAGTTGTTCCTTCTACATCCTGCTCAAGCACCCAAGACTTGATTCCATCAAGTAGATAAGCTCTCTTACTGTTGGACTGGTGAACATTTTTTACTTGGAGGATTTTGTAGGTGCGCCCCTTGACCCAGTTGGCGATTTTCTGACCAGTCTGATAATGAGTCGCATGAGGCAACACCCTAAGACTATCACCAACAAGATAGATTGGTTTTGAAGGAGTTCCTGAACTCCCAACAGTTGAACTGGGGGGCGAGGGAACTATTGTCTTGACTTCAACTCCTGTTATTGCTGACACAAGACCTTTCGCAATTTCCTCTTTCTTGGTTTCAAAAATCGCCATGTCATGTTCATTATCGATGAAGGCAATCTCCACCAAACGATAGGTATATCCACGACTCGCTGCTTGGTTGGCATTATAGAGCCAATCTACCTTCTTAATGCCACGATTTTGAAAGTATCGTGAAAGGAGAGATAGGATAACCATATCTTCCTTGTCTGCTTCTAAAGAAGATTGAATCAGGACTTCTGTACCTTTGGCACTACCATTAAAGGCATTGAAATGCAATTCAGTAATTGAGTCGTATCCCTTACCAATACTAGTAATACTCCGATAATCATAAACATTTTGTTCGGTAATAAAATCAATCTGTTGTCCACTGTACTTAGACATTAACTTGGCTAATTCTCGAACCTTTCCTGCTTCAGTGATGCCTAGTTTGGTATTCACTGCTCCAGGATCATAGCCTGTTCGCCCCTGTCCATGACCACAAATGACTAGATGTTTTCCCATATCTTATCACCTCTCGTTGATTTGTTTTAAGATTGCTTGTAGTTTCTCAGGTATTGGTAGACCAATTCGAACGGTATTTTCTAGGATACTTAACCCCTCATTACTGAGATAAAAGAATATAACCATGGTTCGAATTGTTCCACCCTGCTTGATAATAGCTGTATCAATCAGATGACCAATTGAAACTAAAAATAAAATGGCTATCTTTTTAAAGATGCCACGAAAACCGATACTACTTGACAATTGTTTCTCTACAACTGCCGCAAAAATTCCTGTTAGATAGTCAATAATAATGAAGACCAGTAGGGCATATAGAATACCATCCAACTCTCCAAATAGACTACCAATCAAGCCTCCAATCATGGAAAATAAAATCTTATTAAGTGTTAACAATTCCTTCATCGGTCACCTCACTTTCTACTGAACCTTCCTGCACAATGGTAGGGTCTGACCAATCTGGTTGACCGTTCTCATCAAACCGCATCAGATAAAAACAATCATGGAACAGATCAGAAAGGTTCAGAGTTAATGTGGTACTGCCCCACTGATTAAATGCCCAAACTGTTTCTGTTGTAACTAACTGCCGCTTTCCATTTTTAATGGCAGGTCGCCTTACTTCTTCAAGATACATGTAAAAATCCTGCTCTGCGGTTTTACACCGTATGAACTCTCCATTCTTACGCATGTAAGCGAGAGCTGTTTCCAAATCAAATGGTTCTGTTACTTTGTCAATATTGAGAAGTGCCATAATCGCTATTCTCCTTTCCCTTCTTCAGGTTTTGTCTGAACTTCTAACAACTCAGTCAATGCCTGTTTTTCTTTCCGCAATTGACTAAGCTCCTCATCCCTTTCCACCAATTGGATGGCGATGAGGTTCTTAGCGGTAATTTCATCAGAGAGCTTTGTGACAAGCTCCTGAATAGTTAGTTTTAATGATTGGTTGATTTGTTCTAGATTCATCTGTGAACTCCTTTATTTAATCGTATCCCATGTCAAGATGACATCACCTCGACCTGTGATGTTTACTAAGTGTTTAAAATTGTGGTTGAATTGATGAAGAACATCTTTCAAACTGACGTATGTTGTACCGTTTCGATAGATGCGGATATCTCCGATATTCAAAATTGAACTTGGTCGGTCAGAAGCTTTATAGGCATCAATACTCAGTCGGTTAGGCAACGTTACTATTTCCCAGCCATCTGGATTGGTATATGGGGCACTAGCTAAACGTACCTTATCGCCTACAACATCAATTTGGTCGGTATCTGTACCGTTCCATGCTCGGATTCCTACAAAGCCACCGTCATTGGCATTCCAGTTGTTCCATCGATTGGAACCGATAATGGTTACACCACATGGCTTACCGTTTGACGTACCTGTTTCAAATGAAACCCACTGGTGAGGATAACCACTAACCTCACGAGAAATGGATGGAGAGTTTGTAAAGAACTTGATGTTTCCAAGTGACAGATTGATTTTCATCGCTCCGTTGATTGCTGACAAGATTCCACCAGAAATGTTGTTGGCAGATAGGGTTACTGACTGCACTTGGGTTATAAAGGCTGATTTGGCAAACAACTGCTTAAGATAGGCTTCTGTTGCCATAAACTTGGTAAAGAAAGCTTGGTCAACCTTTAACTTATCCGCAGTGATTGCTTCTGCTCCAATTCGAGCTGCAGAGATAATACCTGTCGTAATCTTTCCTGCATCAAGACTGGCAATCTTACCGCTCGCAATAACTCCATCTTGGATATAGGTTGTGCCTGTAATTTGGACGAGTTTTCCATCGATTTTGACGGACCCATCCTTATTGAGGTTAAGTTGACTCAAAACTGTGCCTGCACTTGTCAAATTTCGAACCGACCACGACCCTGCAAGTGTTGAAACCTGCGTTTGAATGGCATTTACTGTTGCCGTTGTCGCTCGACTTGTTTCTAGATTGCCAACTCGTGTCACAATCCCAGTAGCCGTTTGAACAACCTGACTGATTTGATTGGTGTGATCTCCAATTGTTCGAGTATGAATGCTTACAGTATCCCGCACTTCATGAAAGGCGGTAACCGTCGTAAAGTCGTCTAATGACGGTGTCCAATAGTCTGGAAAAAGATCACCAGTTGATACCATTAAGGCTCTCACATGGAACTTACCAGTCTTAACCCCATCAACTCTGACTTGAAGTTCAAATCCTTTAGAGTGTTGGTACATCTCTTGAGTGACGGTGGCTGTCAGTTTAATTAAGCGATAGTTGTTACCCGTTGTCAGATTGCTACTCCATTTATTATAGAAAGGGTGATACAAATTCCAGTTGGTCCATGTCCAAACATTTTGACTATCCAAGATTGGACCTTGAAGTTTCATAGTACGAGTCGTTACAGCAGGGTCAAAGGTAATCTCATCCGCTGAGACATGAACATATATATGAACTTTTGATCCAACATAAATTCCACTACTATCCCCAAATTGCACTCTTCCTAATGATGCTATCCAGTTACTACTCACATTTATCGTCTGATAAGCACTCCATCTATCCGAAGTACCAGCTATCAAGTTGCGATGCGAAACTGAGGTAGGAATTCTACTTTCCGTTTGACTGATTCGCTGGGTAAAACTATCAGAGGTGGTTCTAACCAAATTCTGCACACTAGTTGTCGTCGCATAGGGTTGGAGAGAACTGCTGGTTAGATAGCCACGACCAGAAATATTGGAATCGACCTGTGACTTGGTTTGGTAACCTTTTGAGTTAATAGCTGATTCAACTTGTGTACTTGTTAGTCGTTGTTCAATTTGCCCAGCCTGTGTACGTATAGTGGATTCTGCACTTGTTACTCGACCAGTCAAGTTATTAAAATCAGTTCTTGCGACTTTCTGTGAGATGGCATCATTGGCAATCCGTAAATCTGCCTTGGTTTGGGTAATCTGACTAGCGTTTGTGTTGGCCTTAGCCAAGGCATTATCAGCGGTTGTTTTTACCCCTTCAAGAACTGTCTTATCAGCCTTAAGCAAGATGGATTGCTGTGTTTGTTGGATGGATGTAGTATGTCCTTCAACTATTCGTTTTACTGTATTAAAGTCTGTTTGACTAACCTTTGAGGATACATCCGAAACTAATTGTCGAATCTGTGTCTCACTACTAGAAATCTTTCCATTTGTCTCGGTTAATCTTGTAGAAACCTGCTCCACACCAGAAGCCGTTTGAGTGATAATGGTTTTCACACTTTCAATTTCATTCGAAATATCTTCTGGTGCTGGAGACCAGTCAGTTGAGATAGACCCGATTTCAAGTTTAAAACCTCCAAAAAACAAAGAACTTGTAGTGTTAGTTCTTTCCAATCTCGGAACAATTATTCCATTAGAGATTATTTTAAAGGTGATAGAGTAGCGCTGATAATCAGTTGAAATAGCAATATATTTATTAACTGGATGACCCTGTGCTGGTGTTCCAGTACCACTATGGGAAAGATAAAACATAATCCCATCATTTTCTGAATCGCTCTTGGCATAAAAACTGAATGTGTATATTTCCCCAGATTTCACAGAAATTCTCTGTGACTTACCTAACCAAGCTGTTTTTGTTCTATGAATATGGACATCTTTGTATTCTTCAAAAAACGAACCATTGCCAGCGTTATACCAAACACCAGAAAACTCTCGACTTCCTTTAAAAAGATTACGACCACCTATTGAAGTCGGTATCTTCGCTACGGTCTCACTAATTTCAGTAGTTATCCGATTACCAAGTTGAGTAATAGTGCTCTCAGCTGTACTTATCCTTTGATTGGCTCGGTCAAAATCGCTAGTCTTTACTCGCTGAGAAATTTGGTCTGCCTGTACTTGAATCATGGATTCAGCACTAGTCACTCGACCAGTCAGACTATCCACTAGTTTCCTACTCGCAAGAAGTTTTATATCCTCCTTAGTTTGTGAGAGATTGGTACTGACAGTTGCCAATTGCCCAACTAACAGTGATTTTGCTACATCAACCAATCGACTGGCTTCAGAGATAGCTTGTGATTTTGCTGTCGTAATCTTTAACTCTGTTTGACTACGCTCAGTCGAAGTCAAGCGGTTAGCTTCTTGAATGGCATCAAGCTTGGCTTGTTCTGCCCTTCTGAGAGCTTCAGTTGCCCCAGTTTGAGCCTGTTCTGCCTTCAGTTTGGCTTCTGTGGCTAGGTTAGTATTTACCCCAGCCTTTGCCAATAAATCACGAGTTGTGCGTTGCTGCTCCTCTTCTTGTTGCCGCATCTGTTGGTGAATAGAAGTAAGTTCATTATCAATGCTAGCCTTTAATCGATCCGCATAAACCTCCCCATGACTTTGAGCCTGTTCTATAGCGTTATCGATGGCTACTTGACGTTTCTCAAATTCTGCATCAAAGGCTCTGTTGGCATTCTCAAGGGCAATAGCAACGGCAACATCCTCACTCCGCTTATTCCCATCAATGAGATTATTTGCTAGTGTAGTTAAGCTACCGCCAGTATTACCTGTTCCGATACTTGCCTTATCATCAAATGTGATAGAGCGGTAATTCTTAGCTAGAGGATCATAATCATAAGCGATGGCTTTCTTCCTCACATCAATGCCGTGTAGCTTACTTTTTAAAGTCACTGTATCGCCTAGATGAACCGTTTGATCATCTAACTCAAATGCCTCAATGATGATGGCATCTTTTGGCTTATCGATTCCCTCTAAGCGAAACTTGCTACTAGCCCACTCTATTAACTCCTGACGAGTTCTGAGATGATTATTGGTATAGGTTACTTCATTGATGAAAGGATAGGAGTTTATCAACGGACTGTCTACAGTTACTTGAAGTACAGTTTCCCTATCCTGCCCCTCCTGTTTAAAGCTTGAAGAGGCATGGATACGAGTGATAATCTGTGAACTTTCCTTGGTTCGTTGATACTTCTTCAAATTGTAGTGAGTAGAGATGACTACCCCACGGTCTTGTCCCCGCTCACCCTTTATAGTTAGGGCAAGGTTATCACGAACCAGTTCACCCTCCCAAGTTCCAAGAATAGAATGTTTACCATCCATCAGGCTGGAGTACAGCGTCTGTTCCTTGTCCGTTGTATAGGTTCTGTTCTTGACAATGTCACTGGTAAAAGAAAAATCTCCCAGTGGAGACTTGCTTGCCATGACCATGCTTGATAGAGCTGTTGCACAGGTTACCTGTTCACACCTAAATTGAGATACCAACCTAGTCATGATGTCATCTGATATGTGATAGGCCACAACTTCAAGACTGGTGTCTCCTTCGATTACTTTCTTTATCCGAAACAACTGGTGTCCCAATACTGGAACTGGACTACGAACAAGGTAGTCCTCTTTTAGCTCTCGAAATAGACCGCTGTCTGTGATTGGATAGGTAAAATTCAGGACAAAATCCCCATTCAAGGTTTCTTTAACGCTTGCTTTTATGGTCTCTGGGAGTGGTTTCCCATGCCATTTTGCCGTTCGAACCGTTTTGTCTAATAATGATAGCACTCTATGCCCACCCCCAATTCATTTCTATTGTTAATGATGTGATGCCAGCACCTAAGACAACTCCAACTGAGTCATTCCTACCTACATCTATAGAAAGAAAATCACCAGACCATTTTACAGGCTGACCTCTTTGTGTCTTAAAACTTGGCTGACTAGGATTATTATCCATAATGAGTGTTTCTTGTAATCGCTCCAAGCGGATGACATCTTCCCCAATTGTAAAGCTAGTTTCACTAGTCGAGTTGCCACTTATGGTAATCTTTGGAAAAGCGATGGCTGAACCTTGACATCGCATAACACCACTGGTTCTAAACACCTGCGAAGTCGTCGTTTTGAACCACTTGGTTGGGTGACAAGAAAAGGTAACCTTAAGCTCATACACCCCCAACTTATCCTTTTGAACTGGAGTATGGTGAACCTTGTAACACCAAAAGCGTATGGTCTTGAAACTAGCGTTCTCAAGCCAGAATCCTTCTTTCAAAAATAGCTTTAAAAAGGAAAATAGCTGTTCTTCACTAGGTTTAACAAGATAGACTGTGTAGCTCAGTTCCATGACACTTCTGCGAGGATTGGTTTGAAGAACCGCACCTGACAGACCTTGGTGTTCTATCAATTGCGTCTTACTTTCACTAACTGTGATAGAAGGGCTATCTTCCACGATTACCTTAAAAGGAAAACTAGCCGTGGACACTCCACCAATTGTTAATGCATTATGTCTAATCATGGTTTCACTCCTCTCAATCCTTGCTGACGTTCTAATTCATACACTAATTTCTCTCCAACCATCTCCGCAAGTCGGTGAAGGTCAGTCTCTTCTCTTACTGTATTTCCAGTAATGGTGATCTGAATGGTGGGCATGTTGCTTGTCATGGTCTTTGCGATTCCTCGACCAATTGCACCCAATGTTTGTTCATTCAAAGGCAAGACTGCTTCTTTTCCAGCCTCACCCCCTACCATTAGGCTATTGCCATTTACACCAAATGCGGTTGGTTTGGTTAAAATTCCTCCTTTGGCATACCAATCAATGGAGATTCTTGGAATTCCGCCCTTCAACCAATCGAGTGGATTGGCAGAGCCTGACACTCGAAAATGAGGAAGGGGAATATGCGGCCATCTGATTTGGAAGTTAAAGAGATTTTTAATAGCATTGATGGCATTACTCACGGCATCTCTTGCACCATTGATAGCACTTGAAATGGTATTTTTTATACCGTTCCAAATTGATGAAACAGTGCTGGATATCCCATTCAAGATGTTGGATATGGTACTTCTGATACCATTCCATATAGTTGATACTGTTGAACCAATCGCAGACAGGACACTAGAAATTGTCGACTGAATAGCTGACCAGATAGATGAAATGACAGAACTAATGGCAGATAATACATTTGAGATGGTATTCTTGATACCCGTCCAAGCTGTTGAGATGTACTGGGCGATGAAATTGAGGGCTAAGGAAATAAGGGACTTGATGCCCTCCCATGCCATTGATAAGACCTGTTTGATGGTTTCCCAAGCACCAGTCCAATCACCAGTGATAACCTGCATGACTGCCTTGATGATACCAAGTACCACATTGATAGCAGTCTCGACCACAATCTTTATCATCTCCCAAGCGGCTGTGATGATGAGTTTGATATTCTCCCAACTTGCTTGGATGAGCGGTCCAAGAATAGTCATCACCGTTTGAATAACCGTAGTGATGGCATTCCATACCGTGGTTGCAGCATTTAGAATCAATTGCTGGTTTTCAGTCCACCATGTGGTTAGCGTTCCCCAGACGGACATAACAAAACTAGAAATCTGCTGGATGATCATGGACAGAAAGGCATAGATACTATTCCAGATTTCCGTCACAACCGTTCGAAAGCCTTCGTGATTCGTCCAGAGTTCTTTTAACCCAACAATCAGCAAGGTAATGGCAGCTACAATACCAACAATAATCCCCACAATCGGCAAAAATGCCGTTATCATTCCAACAACGGTTGTCCCCATAGCAGCTGCCGCAACCTGTAAGCCCAAGAAAACAGGAAGTAACATCCCTACCACGGCTAAAATACCTGTGAAGATAATGACGATTTCCTTGATGGGACTGGATAAGTTGGTAAACCAAGTTGCTAGTTGACTAACAATGTCTGCCAAACTTTGAAAGACTGGAATAAGCATCTCCAGAATCGGTTGACCGATTGCTGCTAGAGCATTAGTTCCAGACTGTCTTAAATTACCCAGAACGTTTTCTAGTCCGTCTGATTCCCTTGCAGCTTGTCCCAAGGCTCCAGAGAGTTCGTTGCCGTCCTCTACCATTTGAAGGAGGGTTAACTGCTTCTGAGCTTCTGATAGTTCATTGAAGGACTTTCCATAGAGTTTGTTCGCCGCTGCATTACGAGTGGTTTCTGTTGCAGAAATACCTAGAGCTGCGTCATTTTCATAGTTTCCTTTGAGGAAGGACTGCAGGTTTTCGGTGACTTCTTCGATGGATTTGTCGTAAAATGCTGCCCCATCAGCTGCTGCTTTGGTGGCACGAGTGGTCAGATCCAAAGCCTGAGCCGTATCCATCCCAGAGGTTTTGGCAAAGGAAGCCATCTGAGTGAAGGAGCCTTGAAGACGCTCTGGAACAATGTCCATCTCTTCCCCAATCTTATTGAGGGCAACCTTAGCAGCATTCTCCATATCCCCAAATACGGTAGAGAATTGGGCATTGCTGGCTTGAAGTTGAGCTGCCGCAGACATGGACTCTGTTCCGACTTCGAAGATTTTCTGAGAGATGTCTGCTAGCTTCTCACTGGTCGCTTGAAGTGCCTCAGCCCGAATGGTGTCAGACATGGCTTTCATGCCATCTTGAGCACCATCGGCAGAGGATTTGGTCTCATCCATCTCGTTGTTCAGGTTATTGAGAGCGGTCTTTGCTTGGTTCAACTCAGCTTCCATCTTATTGGCTTCAATGGAATTCTCACCATATTCACTCTTTGTCAGGGCTAGTTGCTTTTCGAGATTGGAAATTTGTTTAGAAACAATTTCTGACTGTGCTCCAATCTTTTGTTGGGCTATGGCATTGCGTTCTGCTTCGGAACTATTGGATGACAAAGCACTTTCTTGTAACTCAAATTGAGACGTGACCTTGTTCATCTCACTTGCTAACTGCCCCTGCTCCACTTGGAGTTTATCTAATTGTTGAGCCGCTGAACTACTAGCTCGACCGTGATTCTCAAGTGTTGATGACACATCAGCTAACTTAGTTTCATAGGACGTTAGCAGCCTTTGAGTAGTTTCCACCTCACGTTGAAAGGCACGGTACTGGTCTGCCCCAATATCTCCAGCCTTAAATTGAGCTTCCACCTGTGATTGGGCTTGACGGAGCGTTGCCAATTTTTCTTTGGTTGTCTCGACTTGTTTTGCCAAGACTTCCTGCTTTTGCGTCAGAAGAGTGACATTTCCTGTATCAAACTTGAGAGCCTTATCAATCTGTCTTAATTCTTTGGTAGCTTCAGATGCTTGTTTGTTTACACCCTTAAGTGCATCTTGTAAGGGTTGGGTATCACCACCAATTTCAATCGTAATCCCCTTGATGTTTCCAGCCATAGTCCCTCCTTTCTACCATCAGAAATTATCAAAATCAGCTTGAGTTGCTCGGCGTGTTTGAGAAGTTTCTCGAGTACGCATCTCCACATAGTCCGTTTGGTAGTCAAGTGCCATCCCAATAGAGATATGTTTTAAATCGTCAATAGTCAGACCAGTCTCCTTACAACAGGAGAAATAACTCTCTACTGTGAAGATTTCTTCACTCGCTGTTTCTGTTTCATCTGCTTTTTTCTGGTTGACATCCCTTGGTTCAACATATTCATCAAGACAGGGGCTACTTCCTGAACTGGAAATTCTTCCATCTCCATATAAAAATCCACAAATGGTTTCACTCGTGGATTGGCTGACTTCGCAAAGACCCAAAAAATCCGATGGAAAAATGTCATATCGAAATCAGACAGAATAGAAACATCAATATGATGTGCCTGTAATTCCTCTCCATCTTCTAACTGGTCAAGTTTTGCCAAGATTGCTTGACTATTGACCATCGAGAATAAATCTTGAAAATAGTCCTTACCAAACTGCTCTTTATAAGCAATTGGTGTGTAGGCATTGGTTGCTAACTCGTAGGTTGTGCCTGCTATGGTAATACTTTCTCTCATGGCCTACTCCTTACTTACGAGGTTCAAAAACTGCCTTGAACCAGTTTTGACGAATCTCATCACTCGTTTCCTCCGTTGTTCGTCGACGTACAACCTTATCAAGAGGGCGAGGACTGGCAGTAAAGGTCAACTCTACCTCATTGATATCCGAACCAGACTTGGTTTTTGAACCAACAGTCGGACGAGATGCGTAACAATAATACAAAACGTGTAATGTTTCTTTTTTATCCCCTTCAAAACGGAACATCAACGCAAAATTTTTCTTTTCGCTGTTTGCGATTTCTGAGATGGTATTTGTCGTCGCATCCAACTGTTCTCCAAGGACTCGAGTCAGAAATTCCTGCGTTAGAAGAGCAACTTTCAGCGTTCCTTCATAACCATCGTTTGACTCAGTTGTATAAAAATTGATATTGTCTGCCTTATAAGAACCCTTGTCTCCTGTTGGTTCAAGGGTTAATTCTGCAGCACCACGAAGTCGCTCCACATTGCCGTATGTCAACGCACCATCAGAACCTTCGCTTGTAACTTCTGCCCAATGGACATCTTGTAGTCCAAAGGTGACCTTATTCTTTTCAGCCATATTATCCTCCATGTAATGTGATGTAATAGGTTATTTGATAGAGTTTCTCAGATGAGATATAGGTCTCTACTTTTTCAAAATAAATAAGGTGGCTGTCAAATAATGACTCCACCTTTTGTTCAGTTGCTAAATCTTTCTTAGTGGTATAGAGTTCCACTTGCAGGATATTCTGCTTATGATAAGTCCAATTGTCTGCACCATGATTATCTGAATCAGTCACCAAATATACTAGATACGGTGGTCTTGGACGATTCCCTTCTTCAAAATGATGGTAAGCGAGGGGAAGCTGTAATTCTCTGAGAATGGAGTACATTTCACTTAGTAACATGTCTTATCACACTCGCTTTCTCAGCTTTTCTTCTAAGGATTGTATCGCTTGTTTCTCAACGGGAGCGATATGCTTGATTCCCTCAACTCGCCCACCAGAGCTTTTGGCATGACCATATTCTAATAGATGCGTCAGGCCTGGCGTTCGATTATGAATGGTCTTGGTTAGACCTGTACTGGTATCAATCGTTGCTTTACTCTTCCACCCTTTGGCATAAGATCCACTCTTTCTAGGTGACGTTGCTCTCAAGGTTTCAATAGATTCCTCAGTAACTTCCTCTACAACTTCACGCATCACCTCTGTAGTGTCCTGCACATACTCAGCTAGATCATTTGCGATGGCAGTTTCTAGTGCATCCAGTCCAATTTTAGTCATAACTCTTCTCCTTAATTGCAACTATGTAAATCAGTTGCATTGGCACTGTATCTACATCAATCGACTCAATCTCATAGGTTTGACCACGAAATTGAATGTGAGTCGTTAAGGAATGAAGTCCAAGAATTGCCTTATCATACCTGAGGGTGAACTGGACTTTCTCTTGTTCCAGTTTTGTCACACTCCCATCCCTTTCGGTCAAGGTGAGAGGACGACAAGAGCACCACCGTTCAAATAAAGGTATCCAAGTCGAACTTTCATTGCCAATCTCATCTTGAACAATCTGTCGAACATGAAACGACAAGCGTTCCCTCAAAGGTGCAATCTTCATCAGAACACATCCTTTCGTTCAGCCAACAACAAGTGATAGAGAGTCTCCTTCAACTCCTTATGATTTGCATCTTCTCTATGTTCATAAAGATAGGCAACCCCGTATAGGATTGCCGTCTTTAGAACTCCTGAATAAATTGATTGTCGCAAAATATCTTCACAGAGTTGCTGACTGGTTTCAAGCAATTGCTCAATCAGTCCATCCTCATCATCGTGTTCCACTTTGAGATACTGTTTTGCTTCTGCTAAACTAACCATGACTACTTAGCCTTTACTGTTAGTGTCTTCACAGCTTCAGGTAGGACTAACTTACCATCAACACGTTGTGAAGCAAGAAAACCAATCTGTCCATTATTGGCATAGAGTTCGTTCAGACGTTTGAAGGTACGTCCCTGACGGTCCGCAATCCAATAATATGAGAAATCACCAAATGCAATGGCCTTGTTACCTGCTTCAGGAAGTGGGGCAAAGGTTGATGTATAGTATGGACGATTTAGAATCAAATCTGGTTGTCCAGCTTGAGTGGATGGCTGCCAAATGTAATTGCCATTATTATCTTTGAGTTTACGGATAGCTTTGACAGTCGTATCATGTAAAATCCAAACTGCGTTCTTACGATATGGTGCTGGTAGAGAATGATACAATTCAATCATGTCATCAAAGGTAATATCCTTTGTAGCAGTCGTTGGACCTGTAACTTCTGCCTGAGTAAAGATACCTGTCGGTTTCTTAGAACCATCCCCAATCAAGAATGCCTTTTCTTCTTCCGTACCAATTCGACGAGCAAATTCAGCTGTCATATAGGATTCAAGGTCAAAGACTGAATCGTTTAGCAACTCTTCTGAAATACGAATGGCAGTCCCAATCTTATGAGAGTCTAGTGTCACCTGACCAAAGGTTTCTTCCGTTTCAGGATAAAGACCATTTTCATCCATCCACGAGGCTGAACCATGTCCTGTCACAACAGGAATCTTACGTTCACCACTAGATGTTTTGATAACAGTCGCAAGGCTACGGAAGAAATTCTCTTCTTGTAATCCTTGAACTAGTTTCTTCTCATACTCATCAGGAACCAGATGACCACCTTCGGTATCTTCCCCAACTCGAAGGATATCCTTGACATCAAAGAAGTGACGCTTACGTACACTTGTCCAAAATGTCTTGGCATAGCTATCTGAAGCCACACCATTCTTTTCCTCTTCTGTAGTCTTGTCATTCAAAAATGTTGTAGGTTGTCCAATTAGAGCCTGTGAGGCTGGTTGAGAAAGTTCAAGGTCAATCTTTTCTTGACGCTCCAACCGAGCAATCTCTTGATTGTAGAGGTTGATTTTTGCTTCCATATCATCATAGCGTTTGGAATCTTCCTCTGATACAAGTCCATCTTCTGTTCGAACAGAATCAAGGAAGGTTTTTGCTTGTTGCCAAGCTTGGTTACGTTTTTCTTTCAGTTCAAGTAATTTAGACATCAGTTCATATTCCTTTCGTTATTTGAGCAAATTCAATCGTTTTTCCAACTGATTGATAGGGATTGTTTTCTTTGGTTGTTGGACTTCAAGTTTCGCCTGCATTTTGACAAGTAAATCTTGTTGGGTAGCAGTTCGACTGAAAGAATAACTCTCAATATCCATTCCATGTTCCCCTTGTTTGTCAAAGAGAATCTTGTCCGCAAAGCCTAGTTCAACAGCCTTTTTGGCATTGAACCACGACTCCGAATCCATTAGATGCGAAAGCTTAGTTCTTGACAGTCCTGTTCTTAGTTCATAGGCATTGATGATGGATTCCTTAATTTCTCCCAACATTTCAATGACCTTCTGCATATCCTTGGCTTCACCTTGTGCCACAGTCCAAGGGTTGTGAATCATCATCATGGCAACCGGACTCATAGAAACCGTTGTACCTGCCATGGCAATGACACTAGCAGCACTTGCGGCTAATCCATCAATCACTACATGGACATCACCTTTGTAATCCATCAGCATGTTATAGATTTGAGCAGCCGCAAAAACATCACCCCCTGGACTATTAATCCAGAGGGTGATGTCTCCGTTTCCTGCATGTAAATCATTTTTAAATACCTGTGGTGTGACTTCATCACCAAACCAGGTCTCATCAGCAATCTGTCCTTCTATTCGAAGAGTTCGACCACTATCATCGTCTGTAAAATTCCAAAACTTATGCATCCATATCCTCCTCAGCTTGAGTTTCTTGTTCTAACGGTGCTTGTTTCATAAAGCCACCCGCATCCTTCAGTTTCGTCATGTTTCCATTTACCAAGTAGAGATTTCCTCCTTCCTCATCTGAAAGGAGGTTCAAGTCCTCAAGTTCACGTATATCATTCGTCGATAGCCAGCCATTTTGTCTCCCAATCGCATAGCCATTCATTCGACTCTGATAGTCTCCACGAAGAAGACCATCTACATTGAACTTCACAAAGTAGGTTTTCTTTTCTTCAGGTAAAAAAAGAGACCTCTTGAAAGCCTGTTCGAGACGAACTACCCAGGGGTCTAAGGTATATTTAACAAATTCTAGAGATTGTTGCTCAATGTTTGAAAATGAGGATTTCTCCAAGTCGCCAACCATATGAGGTGGAATGCGATAGAGCCTTGCAATTTCATTGATTTGGAATTTTCTTGTTTGGAGAAATTGGGCTTCTTCAGGTGGTATACCTACTTGTGTGTATTTCATCCCTTCCTCAAGAACTGCCACTTTATGGGCATTGGTTACCCCATTATAGACTGCATTCCATGAATCTCTCACTCGTTTTGGGTCTTTGAGAATACCTGGATGTTCCAAAACACCACCTGGATTTGCACCATTTTTAAAGAAAGATGCCCCATAGTTTTCAGTAGCCAATGTCATACCGATAGCATTTTTTGCAAGAGCTATTGGAGAATAACCTATCAAGCCGTCAAAACCTAGACCAGGAACATGAAGGACATCCTCTGCTTTCAATATAGCATCTCCCTTTTCCTTAAAGTTAGGATTTTCTTCTGACTGACGCTTATATTTGTAATAGAGCTTACCACTCTCGTCCCGATGAACAGACATCTTATCTGGTAAAAGTGGGTAGAGACTTATAACCTGTCCACTCCTATCTCGGATAATCTGGACATAGGCATTGCCCCATATAAGTAAATGAGTCATCAAGGTTTCTCTAAAAACAAAGGATGACATCTCAGGGTTAGGTTCATCATGTAAGAGAAAATAAAGGGGATGTTCCACCTTTTTCTCCTTTCCAGTTGCCGTTCTCTCATAAACATGAATGGGGAGTGAAGCAACTGCTTCTGCCAAGATACGGACACAAGCATAAACAGCAGTCGTCTGCATAGCTTTAAACTCATCCACATTCTCCCCACTGCTAGTTCGTCCAAACAGATATGAAAAGTCCTGGACTTCATAACTATTTCGTGGCTTATCCCTAGCACGCTTACGTCCAAGTAAATCTAGTAGTCCCATAGTTCCTCCTTTTGAGTACGAAAAAAGCACCTCGATTGAAGTGCTTATCGTTTGTTCTTAGATGTTTTTCATTTCTCTTTCTTCAAGAAGATACCATGTTTTGTCGCTTTCTTGAAAAAGATAAATGTAATCTGCCAAGGTATCCTTTGCCAATTGGCTGATGTCACCGATGAAACGATGTTGCTGGGCATTCCCCTGTAAGGCATCGTGTTCGATCTTATCAAGACTATCTTCAAGCTGAATGATGTCACCTTTCTGAAGTAATGCACGAATTTCTTTGCTTGATTTAAAGTGTTTCTTTAGAAGTTCCCCAGTGTATTCTGGATATCCTTCATACGCTACCTCGATTGTTTGTGCTGTATGGTTTTTAGTCAATATTCCAATCCGTGCTTTTGTTGCCATTGTTTTGTTCCCCTCTTCTTTTTGTAGTCACATATTACCGTAGAAGCAAGGACTTATCAAGTCATTTTGGCGATATTATCAACTATTTTTTGAACACTTTGAATAGAAAAGCACCTCCGCTTGGAGATGCCAATATTAGTTCACATCATTATCTTCTGCGATATCTCTCAATAATGCATCAATGTTAGAAGTACCATGTAATACTCGAAGTACAGTTACAACCTCTCCAACAAAACGATAAAATATAACATAGTTTTTAACAATAAGTTTTCGAATCACAATACCCTCACTCTCAAACCCTTCAAGAATAGGACAACGTTCTGGAAACGTTGATAAGGATTTGATGGATTGTTCAAAGAGATGGATATTTTTATCTGCTGTTAAAGGTGATTGTAGCTCTATCGCAATAAAGCGATAAATGGCAGTCAAATCGTCACTGGCTTGTTTTGTCAATCTCACGGGATATTCAATCATTAATTTACCCCTTTAATACCTTTGAAAAAATCTTCCGCCAATATCGTTTCTTCATGATCCGCTGAGTGATAGCTCTGCACCAACAGGTCTTTCAATTCACCAGCAGACAGTGGTGAGACATCCACAGAAGAAGGTGCTTGTGGTAAGGCAATATCAAACGGAATGCTTCGTGTCATAGAAACCTGCTTTAATAGTAGGGTAATCAATGTAGACATAGGCATTCCAAGCTCTTTCAAGACACTTTCTGCATTCAATTTATCATCCGAATCAACACGTACATTTAAAGTGGCTGTTTTTCCCATACTACTGCTCCTTTGAATTTTGTACTGCAATTGTAACGTATTTTGCTTTATTTTGTCAACTAAAAACTTAATATACCACGTTCATCATACACACTTCCTTCATCGGTTTGGTGACGAATACAACGGTCCAGCCCCATAATGAGTGCAACAATACCGTCAATCTTCTCGACTGACTTTTCCTTATCAGGCTTAATATTGCCAGCAGGGTCTTGTCTCATGACTACGTTTTGTCCCATCCATTTCAGAACTGGATGCCCACCATGTTGAATCTTGCCTTCCATCATAAGTTTATAGAGTTCCTTTGATGGTGGACTCATATCCTTGTATCCCTGACCGAAAGGCACCATGGTCAAGCCCATTCCTTCTAGATTCTGAACCATCTGTGTCGCATTCCAACGGTCATAGGCTATCTCCTTAATATGATAGATTTCCGATAAGTCTTCAATAAACTTTTCGATAAAACCATAGTGAACAACATTCCCCTCTGTAGTTTTGATGTAACCCTGACGCTCCCAAACATCATATAGAACGTGGTCACGTCGACATCTCAGTTCCAATGTATCCTCAGGTAGCCAGAAAAATGGCAGAACGATATAGTTCTCCTCTTCAAATCTAGGAGGGAATACCAAAACTAAGGCTGTTATATCTGACGTACTAGAAAGATCTAAACCTGCATAACAGCTACGACCTTTGAGACTATCATATTGGATAGGATCATTTCCTTTGGCATAAACATGTTCCGGAATCCAAGCAACACTTGAGCTTGTCCACATATTTAGACGGAGCTGCTTAAAGACATTCTCTTCTGCAGGATTGTCTAGTGCCTGCTGGTAGGCTTCTCTAACTCGGTCAATCCCAATAGTATGCCCTAATGAAGGGTTGGCTTTGAGCCAGTTAGCTTCATCATTCCAATCATCTTCATCAGATAAACCATAAACCACTGGATAGAATGAAGTGTCTTTCTTTCTACCATTCAGAATATCCAATGCTTTGGTATGTAACTCATAACAGATAGAGTTTCTATCTGTTCCAGCTGTTGTGATAATAAAAAAGAGGGGTTGTTCCCTTGCGTCTCCTGACCCCTTGGTCAATACATCATACAAATGACGATTAGGCTGAGCGTGGATTTCATCAAAGACCAAGCCAGACACGTTTAGTCCATGTTTTGTTCCAGTCTCTGCAGAAAGAACTTGGTAAAACCCAGCGTTAGAATAATTTACAATACGCTTGGTAGCACCCATTATCTTTGAACGCTTTTCCAAAGGGCGACTCATCTGCACCATTTGCTTGGCTACATCAAACACGATTGACGCTTGGTTTCGGTCACAAGCCGCACCATAAACTTCTGCACTGGCTTCATTATCCGCATATAATAGATAAAGAGCGATAGCTGCTGCTAACTCAGACTTGCCATTCTTCTTTGGAATTTCTATATAGGCTGTCAAGAATTGGCGATTACCATCTTCCTTGACAATTCCAAATAGGTCACGGACAATCTGTTCCTGCCACGGCAACAAATCAAATCGCTTTCCTGCCCACTTGCCTTTGGTGTGGGAGAGATTATTGATAAAGGTTACTGCCCTATCAGCCTTTGCCTTATCATAATGTGAGGTTGGAAGCATGAATGGACTTGGTTCATAATGATAACTCATAAAATTCCTCCTAACAAATCTTCCATTTCATTACCAGTACCAACTTCTGAATCCATCGTTGCTAGACGGTTTCGTGCTGAAGGTGTCAAACCAAATTGTTCACAGAATTTAAGCATGATTTTGAGGTTGGTCTGACTGATAGAGACTTGAGGGACTTGTTGGAGATAGCCATTCGGAGTTTTGATAATGGAGCCATGCTTGGATAGGAACTCTTCCGCCTCCTTCCATCGAGCGTATGCTTGACAATAACCTGCAAATGCAGTCATGTCCATTTCGGTCAAAATTCCCATCTGTTCGAGAATTTTTCCCATCCGTTTCCACTCCTTCTTTGCATCATCTTCAAGCCACTGAGGGCAACGTGGGGCTTTTTGTTTGGGTTTGACTTCATTCGTAGGAAGTGGTCGCTTACCAGGATTTCCCTCAAGTATTTTCATATTCGTAGGCTTTGGTTTTCGCCCCCTGATTGCCACAGTCTCACCTCCTTTAGTGTAAGAAAAAAGAACTCAATTCGAGTTCTTTCTTACAGTTCATTAAAGTTATCAAGTACAGCCTGACAGACAGTTCTGTCAATGTCGTCCATGTTATCTATTTCGTTTCCGTATCGGTATTGGTAAATATAGTTACCATCCCGCTTGATAGTCAGTATTCTAATCCAAGCACCGTCTATATTCCTTGGGTCTGTTGTGTCTTCACGGAGAAACTCACAAACGTAATGTCTGTCTCCAACCGTTCGAGTCATAATTTCCCACATCTCACATTACCTTTTCCACGATATCAATTCCATACAAAACATTTAGGCAACTGCCATTTTCCCACTTAACTAGGAGTGATCCAATGTCATCCACTCCAATCACAGTGCCAAGTGTTCCTTTAGGAACTGGATGTGGGTCATCCATTTTTACTAATCTAACCTTTGTACCAACCGGATAGATTGTCTTTAGGTTATTGAACATTTTTGCGTCCATGTTATTCTCCAATCTTTTCAAATGCCCACTTAACTGCTTGTCCAAAGTCTTCAAATGTTCCTGCTTCTTGGTAAATGCGGTCAAATCTGCGTTCGAAGTTTTCAAACTCTTCAAGACTATCAGCCGTTTCGTAAATCTCAACTTCTGTTCCTTTATATCCATTCGATGCAACGATGACCCAATCTTTGTAAGGAATGATGCTTGCGGTTGCTGGGTAGATTTCGTAAAGTTTTTCAAGTGTTGTTGTCATGGTTTTGTTCTCCTCTTTCTTTGTTGTGTACATATTAACTCTAAAGGAGACTTATATCCAGTCATTTCTCGATTATTTTGAAGATATTTTTGATAATACTTCGCTTGCTAGAATGGCACATCCAATGGCATAGACAACTGTTACCGTCACACCATTTCCAGCTTGTTTATACAGTTGGGCATCGGAGTTTACTGCTTGGGCTTTCTCGAACAAATCATCAGAAAAACCTTGTAGGCGAAAACATTCTCGAGGGGTTAAACGTCTAATTTTCACCACTCGATCATTCCAAACCACAGCACCCATTTGACCACCGCAGGATAGGTTATGGGCGATTCCTCTCCCAACTCTTGCTCGCCTCGTTGGAGAGTTGGGATAAGATAAATCCACTGAATCACCAACCTTAGCAACTTGATAACCTTGCTTTGTACCATTTCTGACCTTGATACCTTCAAGAACACCATGGCGGTCTTGAGAGGTCAATGTGAACATTGGCTCATCCTGTTCCTTGAGCCTGCGTCCATTTTGCCGCTTGTTGATTCGATTTGGTGTCAGAATGGGTTGAATTTCGAGTACTCCAGAATTCATCGCAGTCCGCTTTGTAGCTCCAGCAGTATATCGTGCGGTGATACATCGTGCCTCATCTGTCAACTTTGGTTCTGTCAAAGATTGGTCAATAAGATAAAGACCTGTCTTAGCACCCAGTCCTCCACCCTCACCAACAAGAGTTGTGGCAATTCCACTAGGGTCGTAGACACGATAGCTTTGCATACCACCTACAAGTTGCTTAAGATGGCTACCGCTTTCTCCGCTGATAGGTAGTACTTTTCGTCGACCTCTGCTTCTAAGATGTCCGAGAGTGTAGATGCGTTCTCGATTTTGGGGAACTCCGTAGTCTTTTGAATTGAACACTTGCCACTCAAGGTCGTACCCTGCTTCATCCAAGAGAGAGAGATAGTCGAGATAATCTCTTCCCCCGCCACTTGATAAAAGTCCCTTAACATTTTCAAGGAGTATCCACTCGGGTTTATCTTCTTCCTCTTGGCTTTGGAGGAGGTCAACAAATGTAAAAAAGAGTCCACTTCGCTCACCGTATAGGCCTGCTCGCTTCCCTGCGATAGACACATTTTGACAAGGGCTTCCCGCACACCAGAGATCTGCTTTTGGAAGTTGTGTTGGGTCAATGCTTGTGATGTCGTCATGAAACCATTCTCCTTTCGTGTCGTACATTGCTTCATAAGATTTTCTTGCAAATTTATCCTTTTCACAGTAACCGATACATTTGAAACCAGCTAATTCCAAACCACGACGAAAACCACCCACTCCTGCAAAGAAATCAAGAAAAGTTAAGGTCATACCGTCTCCTCCATCATTGAATAGGCTTCATCAAAGGTCAAAGTCTGGCCATCACGCAATACCGTCACGTTGTCATTTCCTGTTGACTCTATATAACGTTTGACAATGACATCCACAAACTTCTCATCCAACTCAATACCGTAACAAACACGACCAGTTTGGTCTGCGGCCATTAGGGTTGAACCAGAACCAAGGAATGGATCAAGAACAATTGTCCCACGCATGGATGAATTTTGAATAGGATAGGCCATGAGCGGAATTGGTTTCATTGTTGGGTGGTCTTTACTAGATTTTGGACGGTCATATTCCCAAATGGTTGTTTGTTTACGGTCACTGAACCATTGATGTTTTCCCTTTTGTTTCCAGCCATAAAGACAGTTATGAGTAACAATTCCATCTGCAATATAATGTTCATATTTTTCAACAGCAAGAGAATAAACAGGTCCACTGAATCCTTTTGTAAGAACCTCATCAATTACGCCCCAGTAAAAATTTTCTCTCGTTTCCTTTTCATAAGTTTTTGGAATTGGAACTTGCATAATTTGAGGGATCAGATTACAAGCATTGATGCGAGCAGTTACTCGTTTACTAAATGCCTCATGTCCATTTCCTTTGTGAATGAGTGGGTATTTGATATTTCGACCATAGTCAACAAGCAAACGTCTAGCATTATCTAATTGAATTTGGCTATCCAAGTTATCATAAATCATATCGACATGATGAGATGTGCGTTGAGTTTCTTTCTTTGGAAGTCCTCTATCCATTTCCCAATGAGTATAAGGAATACCGTACTTGAGGGCTAATAACTGTTCGTGGCACTGGGCTGTTACTTTATCATCAAATACATCAATGACCCAAGCCTCTTCACCTTTCTCTCCACGAAGTCTCGTTTTCAAACCAAATCCCCTCGAGTTATAGAGTTCAGTAATCCCTACACGCCAACGGTCTCCTTTACGCATAAGATAGGTACAATAATTGTTTTTTGTTGATTCATTAAAACGAACCGAAAACTGATGGTTATCCGTAGCCCACGTTATTTTATTTCCAATTTTTATACCGTATAAGGTGCCATTATAATATCGAGAAGCTGTTTTTATCTCATAGCCACCATTACGCATCCCCAGAATTGTTCCTGAATAGGAATTGTAACTAATGACCCTATCACCATCCTTTAAGTCTTCTATTGGAACGGGACCATTTATAGTTTGAACAATCGTACCTGCTGGCTGACATGGTTCATGTTGCCACTGATAGGGACTACGTCCAAGAACTAAGGAGTTCTTCTTCCAAATGCAACACCCACTGAGGTAGAATCCCGCCTCTTTAAATGCCTTTCGGAAGTTCAGTCCTTCTGTATCCGCATGGAATACATAGATTGAACCATCAGACTCCATATGTTTTTCTACTTGAGTGAACATATCAAAAAGAAACTGGTAAAAGTCACTATCAGGCATATTGTCATTGAGAATCTTTCCAGCTGTTTCTTCTACATCAACATTATAGGGAGGGTCTGTCACAACCAAATTTGCCTTTTTATCACCTAAAAGTTGGTCATAAGTTTCAGCTTTCGTAGAGTCTCCACAAATCACTCGATGCTTACCAAGTTGCCAAATGTCCCCTCGTTTTGAAAAGGTGGGTTTCTTCAATTCCTCTTCAACATCAAAGTCATCATCTGATAGGTCTTTATCATGAACATTCGACAGGATATCGTCAATTTCTGGTGGTTCAAAACCAGTCAGGTCGAGATTGAAATCCGATTCCTGTAAATCCAAAAGCAAGTCCGCCAAAAGTTGGTCGTCCCATTGACCGGTGATTTTGTTAAGGGCAATGTTCAGTGCCTTTTCATCTTCTTTGGATAAATCGACAATGACACATTTGGCGGTTTCATAGTCTAAGTCCTTCAATACAGTTAATCGTTGATGGCCACCAATTACCGTCAAGTCTTTATTGACGATGATGGGGTCAACGTAGCCAAACTTGAGTAGACTTTGCTTAATCTTTTCATACTCCTTATCACCCTTTTTGAGTTTTTTGCGAGGATTGTAAGAGGCTGGGTGTAGTTCAGATAATCGAATCTCTCTAATTTCCATTGTTGGTTGGCTTGTCATTGGTTTCTCCTTTATAAAAGCGTGATTGAATGTAACACGAATGGCTACAAAATTTCCTATTTGGATTGGCATAAGATAAAAATGACCTGCCACATTGCTGGCAAGTCAAATCTTCATATGCAGTTTTTGATTTGTCGTGTTCGTCAGAATGAGTGGCCCACCAGACTTTACGACATTTATCCGAACAGAACTTCTTTGGTCTTCCTATTTTATGAATTTTAAGTGTTTGATAACACTGTGGGCAACGGAGTCCGTCATTCTGGTCGGCTTTTGCCATTTGCTTTGTCGCAGCACCATGACCAAGCAATGCTGGATTTCGTTTACAGTATTTCTTAACTGAATCTCTAGATAAACCTGTAGCCTTACCGATTAAGCCATAGCCAAGACCTTCTGCTCGCATTTTCCATATTTGTTTACGTTGGCTTTCGTCCATTTGTTTTCCTTTCCAACAAAAAAGGACTAAAAACAACTATTTTCTACATTGTTTCTAGCCTTTTTCACTATTTTATTACCAAAATGACATACTTGGGAACGCTACATCCCCACATTAGAAACGTGATAACGGTGGGAAGGAACGTCAAAATGAAGCGATTTTAATGTACCCGCTTGCGAATTTTGCGAAATTGCACGTTTGAGGGGGCGTCGGTCTTAGTCTCCCAAGGGTTTAGAGATTTCATCCCCCCTCCCCCAATGGGTGAAAAATGAGATACTTTTGTAACGAAACTCCAAGACTAAAATCGATATGTATACTCCACATATCGGTCAGTCGTCTTGGTCTTTCTATCATGACAAGACTTACAAAGTGCTTGCCAGTTAGATTGATTCCAAAAGAGTTCTTGGTCACCTCGGTGGGGTGTGATATGGTCAACAACAGTTGCCTTGGTCAGTCGACCTTTGGATTTGCATTGAACACAGAGTGGATGAACTTTTAAGTAACGAAGTCGTGCTTTGGTCCACTGGCCATTGTATCCTTTGGCTTTGGTTGACTTGGCATCCAATTGGTGGTTTGCTTTATGGTTGTCACAATACTTGTGACCATAAGGTACTAAGTTAGGACAACCATTTTGTTTACAAGGTGTACTTGGTCTTCTTGGCATATTACTTCTCCCAAGGTAGATAGTCTTTCGTGAAATGCCCGAAGCAAGATGTTTTGGTGTAGTCTACATTCAAGAGATGAAGTTCCTTAATGATACCTCGTGGTGTTAAATCATACCGTTCATGAATCATTCCTTCCAGTTGTTGTGTGGTGTAGCGACTGGTTCCAAAGGTTTCTACATGCACCGACACAGGTTCTGCAACTCCAATGGCGTAGGCTAATTGTACTTCACATCGTTTCGCATACCCTTCACGAACAATATCCTTGGCAATCTTTCGTGCCATGTATGCTGCTGAGCGGTCAACCTTGCTTGGGTCTTTTCCAGAGAAAGCACCGCCGCCATGATGTGCGAAACCACCATATGTATCCGCTACGATTTTACGTCCAGTCACTCCTGCATCCGCAAATGAACCACCAAGAACAAATCGACCAGTTGGATTGACTAGAACGTTGAAATCTAGATTCTGACGGTAACGAAGAGCTACTGCCATCATAGCTTCAGTTACAATTCGCTTCACTTTGGCTAGGTCTGCTGTTTCTGCATGTTGGATGGAAACTAAGAAGGTATCAATTCGTTTCTTCTCATAGTCGTAGGAAACCTGAGCTTTAGAGTCCTTTCCAAGTAAGGGGTGACCAAGTGACATCAGTTTCTCAAGGACTCGAGTTGCTAAGACATAAGGAAGTGGCAGGTACTCAGGTGTTTCGTCTGTCGCATAACCAAACATCATTCCTTGGTCACCAGCTCCACCATTATCAACACCTTGGGCAATATCAGAACTTTGGAGTCCAAGTAGGTTACTTACCCGAACATTCTTCATACCAAGTGGTTCGACAACCTGACGTACAATGTTCTCGAGATTAAAGTAATGTCTAGTTGAAATTTCACCAGCTACCACAACTTGGTTATCCTTGATTAAGGTCTCAACTGCCACTCGACTTGATTTGTCAAACTTGAGACACTCCGTCACAATAGCATCTGAAATCTGATCACAAATTTTGTCTGGGTGTCCAACTGACACTTGTTCACTAGAAATAATCATAATTCCTCCACGCAAAAAGCCCAACCTTTATGAGGCTAGGCTTTGGTATATTTTACTGATTGTCGACCTGCTTCGTAGGCTCTCTCCAATGCTCTTTTGATTCCCCAAACCGAAACATCGTAGAAATCGAGGTTGTCGCTCCAGCGTTTTTCTAAGGTTTCAACTAGAAGTTCTTCTTTAGCGATCTCTGTTAAAAGGGCATTGAGTTTTTCTTGTTGGCGTTTTGTCATGGTATTGTTCTCCTCTTCTTTTGTTTTGTACATATTAACTCTAAAAAGGAGATATATCCAGTCTTTTCTGCATTAATTTAAAGATATTTTAAACAGTTAAAACCAACAAAACCGCCTCAAGAATGGCTTCACGATCTTCTGTTTCAGGATAGATTTCCCATCCTCTGTCGTAAGAAACGATTGTTTCTTCAGCTACTTCAATATCTAATTTGAAAACACATCCAAGATCAATTCCAACTTCTGAAGGTTGGGGACTAACCTTGGCAATGTAATCCACTTTTTGTCCTTGATAATCAATCCGTCCGTCAGTCCACATGGTTATTCTCCTTTGGTTTTTCTAGGTGTATATTACCCTATCAGCCAAAGAATATCCAGTCATTTGAGGGAGATTATTATCTATTTTGACACTTACAATTCTACCACAAATTTTGACAAAGTGAGGTCAATGTTAGGTCACACTTAGTGCAGGGGGAGGTCAGGGGGAGGTCAAGGGGAGGTCAATGTTAGGTCAGGGAGAGGTTACTTTTCCAAAGAAAATCCCATTTTCATATACACTTCCCTAACATGGTCTAAGACCTTACGTCGCCAATTTCTAACAGTACTTCGGCTAATATGAAACTCTCTCATCAAGCTATCCCAATTACTATCTGTCTTAAGCATGGATTGCGCAAAATCATATAAATCTCCCTTAAGAAATTTTAAAGCCATCTCAAAATTATCAAGGTCATTAGCCAATCGGATATACCGTTGCGATAAATCCGCCAATTGTTCCTCATTTTCCTGAATCATCTTCTCTCGAAAATTCAGTGCAATCATCTCTGACCTTTGATTGGTAGGTGAACTTTTAACTCTAGGCTCATAAGATTTTTCAAAAACGAGTGAACCAATAACCTCATTTTCTGTCACTGGTTTGAAATGTTCCAAACGATACTTTAACATCTCCAAGTCACTTTTGAGTTCATTGTAATTCGTCAGTATGTGCTCTGCCTTATCCATCTGCCCCTCCTACTTGTGCTTTAACAGTTTCAATTAGCCGTTCTTGTTGTGCATCTTTGTTTTCTAGTGCCTTGAGGATTTCCTCATCAATCGTTCCTTCAGTCACAATGTGTTGAATAACAACTGTCTCAGCCTCCTGGCCTTGACGCCAAAGTCGTGCATTTGTTTGTTGGTATAATTCCAAAGACCATGTTAAACCAAACCAGACCAAGTGGTGACCGCCTTTTTGAAGGTTCAACCCATGACCTGCACCAGCTGGATGAAGTAAGCCAACTGGGACATTTCCCTTGTTCCATTCACGAATATCTTCTTCTGTTTTCAGCACCCTACTCTTTACCTTGAGTTTTTCTAGACGCCCTATAATCCGAGCTAAATCATGTTTGAACCAATAGGCCACTAAGACAGGTTCTCCATTTGCGGATTCGAGGATATCTTCAAGGGCATCTAGTTTCTGTTCATGTAATGCAACAACCGTATGATCATCAGAATATACAGCTCCATTGGACAACTGAACTAGCTTGTTCGTCAGGCTTGCAGCATTGGCAGCAGTTACTTCTAATCCATCTAACTCTGACAATACATACTCTTTCTTAAACTGACTGTACGTTTCTTTTTCCTTTTCTGACATACGCACTAGTTTCTTGGTTGAAATTAGTTCAGGCATATCCAAATAGTCTAAGGCCTTCATAGAAATGGTAATATCACTAATCTTGTCTTGAATTTGACACTCCGCATAGTCCATGGGGATGTATTCATAAACAATGTTTCCGTTACGACGACCCTCTTCAAAGTAACGACTACGAAACTCACCGATGAAGCGACCAAGACGTTCTCCTCCGTCAATGACTTTAAACTCTGCAAACAAATCCATTAGCCCATTTGAACTTGGTGTTCCAGTCAGCCCAACAATACGTTTCATGTAAGGACGCATTGCCATAAAGGCTTTGAAACGTTTGGACTGCCAAGACTTGAAAGAACTCAATTCATCAATCACTACCATATCCCACTTGAAATAGGGACTACATTGTTCCACCAACCAAGGAAGGTTTTCACGATTGACAATATAGATATCCGCATCTTTCTGGAGAGCTACTTTTCGTTGCTTGGGAGTTCCCACAATTTTCGAATACCGTAAGTGACGCAACTCCGCCCATTGCTCAATCTCATCACTCCAAACAGTATTTGCGACTCGAAGTGGGGCAATAACCAAAACCTTTGTAACCTCAAATCGGTCAAACATCAATTCATTCACAGCGGATAAAGTTGTAGCCGTCTTTCCCATCCCCATGTCTAGGATGACCGCTGCATTAGGGTGACCTATGATGAAGTCCTTGGCAACTACCTGATAGTTATGTAATGTCAATTTCATCTAGCACATCTCCAATCATCTCAATGCGGTCAATCACATAAACCGTAAAGCCTAACCGCTCGAACAGTTTGTGCCTGGACTCTTGTAACATCCTTGGCTTTTGGTCAGGAGCTTTTACTTCCACCAAGCCAAACTTGCCATTGGGTAAAAACACCAAGCGATCTGGCACACCAGAAAAAGATGGTGATACCCACTTAGGACAAATGCCTCCTCTAGCTTTCACAGACTTCACCAAAGCTTGCTCAACGTACTTTTCTCTCATCGTTCTAAATCCTTTCGTCAAATTGAAGTGTGTAGGTCTAGTGCAGTCATTTCCAAAACTCCTCTTATAGGCTTTTTTATAGTAATTTTTGCTTATAGGATAGTTTTAGAAAAGACCATAATAGACCTACACAAAATCAAAAAATGTCACTCATGTTGGTCGTTTTAATCATTTATCTGAAACCTCATTCAAAATAAGTTCCAACCATTCAGTCAACGACCTACACACCTAAATTAGTCCATCACCTCTCTTGTGGAGGTAAGGTGGCTAAAAATGCTGGTCACTAATCTAAGAAATCATAGCCATCATCAACCAATTTCAAACCAAGAATGAGGTTACCTTTACTTGTCCGTTTTCGTTTAAAACCTGCCTGATCAAGAGCAGAATAAAAATCGGTCGTACTGCGTGTATACTCCATGTTTTTGGCACAATAAGCACGATACTGACTGTATAGTTCTCCTGATTTTTCTGTCAACTGATCACCAACTTGACAGCAGTCACTAAGGAAGTGTCCTAACCAATCATTGGCCTCACGATAGGCTTTGACGGAAGAGGATACAGCAGTTGGTACTTTTGTTTTGAAGTTCGCTTTAATAGCTTTTTCTGCACCTTCGATAATCCAAGACAAAATTGCTGGTGCCGCATTGTCATACAGATGGTCCGCAAAGTTTTTGATGTCAGAGCGACCAGTGATTTTGGCATTAAATGGGATAACAAGCAAACGTCGCCACGTTCCATCATCGTTCGCCCCTACTTTAGGCAGATGGTTGGTGTAAAGAACCAGCGTGTGTGATGGCACGAAGTGAAATGGATCCTTGTACTTTTTCTCAGCTTGGATTTCATCTGTTGAGGTAATCTGCTTAACAACGGCTGTATTGAGTCTCATCCCTTCTGCCATTTCAGAAGCAATGACCAGTCGTTTCCCTTTAAGCTCTGCAAGCTCAGGACTGACATTTCGCTTGTTTGACATGGTTAAGGCATCCGCTGATAATTTTCCTGAATAGCTCCCTAGCACACGAGCGATGGTGTTCCAAAAAGTAGACTTGCCGTTTGCCCCACCTCCGTAGGCAATAATCATATGTTCCTGATAGACCTTCCCGATGGCTGCCATACCAATAATTTCTTGAACATAATCAATCAATTCTTGGTCATTACAGAAAAAGGTAGCTAAAGTTTCCTGCCATAATCCCATTCCCTGATCACTAGGAGAGACTGCTGTCATTTTAGTTATATAATCTTCAGGATTGTGTTCTTGTGACCCATTTATTCCTTTTCGTAAATCATAGGTAGCCTCTGGCGTATTGAGTAATAAGTCATCACTATCTAATTCTGACAATTCTACTGAAAGCATTGGCTTAGCTGTGTTATATACAGCCATCAAATTCTTATAGTCACGATGTTTCATAACAAATTTATGGAACTCTTTAGCTGCTAGATAAGCTTTTAAATATTTCAACTGAAGTGGAGTTTCGACTGCATTTTCTAGACGCTTTCCACCAGCCTTAATGGTCAATTCATCAATACCTGAAGACTGAAGTTGCTTCACTGCAGATTCCAAGAGTGCATTCGCTTCAGCAAGTTGTTCATCAGTAAAGTGTACAACTGCCCCTAATGCCAACTGCTTGTTCTCACGCCAATGAGTTCCATCATAGTAAAGATAATCCGTTGCATTGGTATAAGCGAGCCTGTTCGCATACTCTCTTGCAAGAACTCCCGCTTCTCCAACATCCGAGTAATCATCTGGTTTTAATGTTTCTCTATTGAAAGCATCAGGAGCCACGTAGCCTTTAGATGTTTTTATAGTTCTGTTGTAGAATCGCACAGCACTACCCCAGATGGTATCTAACTCTGTTTTATCAAGTGGCGGTACACATTTCTGTGCCTGCTCATCAAAACCATCTCTTGCTTCTTGCGTTACACCTAAACGTTTGAGAATTTTTGCAGCAAATACAGACATCGTTGAATTACGACTGCCTTGCTGGATTGGTCCACTTGTAGGAGTATAGAAGTCTGCATCGAAATCTTCCTCGTCATCAATAGATACAGCTTGAAACAAATCTTCATCAATAATTAGCCATGAATCATGCCATATAACCTGTGCATTTGGATTTCCAAAGAAGAAACGTGCCGCATCCTTGGCATTATCATCAAAAAACTTGTATTGATTACAAAGTTCTTCCTTCATAGCTACGTAGACATCTTTATCAGTTACCTCATTGATTTGGAAGTAAATATGATATTTTGGTCTTGGAGCTTTTCCTGCCTTTGCCTGCATATGACTTCGACTAGTTACCAAGGCAAAATTGTAATCCGCAAAGATTTCTTTTAATCGCTCGACCGTCATCCATTCATCTGGATTTTCAGAATGGTCATTATCAATATCCATGACCAAAACGTCCGACTTAATGAAATTTGCATTTGAGCGTGTATTGTTTAAAAACAGCCCTGCCACATGGTCAAATTGCGCAACAGTTTGTAGCGATATTTCATCAGTAATAGTAACTTGATTGGGATAGACCGTGGTTGTCTGAACCCCATTCTGTCCTGAATGAGATAAGTTAAATTGCATTATGCACCCTCCATATTTTTGCAGTAATTTTAGAAATATATCTTCTTAACTTACTAAGTAAGAATCTGACAAATTTTTCCGCTCTTTCAGAAAAAAACATTCAAAAAAATAGAAGTTTCCTATTAAATTGCACAGGAAACTTTTTTGATATTCAAAAATTTTTTCAAATCTAACGGAAAAACATCACTTGGTTCTACTTAGTAATGTGTAAGAGGTATGTCTAAAAAAATCTCTTGCAAAGTGGAAAATTTAATAAAAACCTTACTTAGTAAGATAGGAGGACCCAATATGGCAAACGAACCATACATCGAACCTGATGATGATGTTGCTGATACTCTCATCGCTATCAGCGTCATCTCAAAACTACTCGCTCGTAAAATAAAGGAGGAAGAAATCAATGCGCAAAATGAAAGAACTGAATAGACTGATTCATGATATGGAAGAAACCGCAAAGTACTACCTTCGATTGGTAGATGAATTCAAGAAACTCCTCTCTTCTGAGGAAGAAACGATAACAAAACCTGATCAATCTAAACCAGAATCACAAAAGGAAATTCAATTGGAGGATGTCCGTGCTGTACTTGCCACGAAAGCAAAAGATGGCTATAAGGAAGACGTCCGTGCTCTTCTAAATGCTTACGGTGCTTCTTCACTCTCAGCACTTGACCCAAAACACTTTGCGGCTGTTCTTGAAGAAGCTGGAGGAATTGGTAATGACTAACCACGCCATTCTATCCGCATCTGCATCACATCGTTGGTTGAACTGCCCACCATCTGTTCGTCTTACAGAGGAACTTCCAGACACAACATCTGATTTTGCTCTTGAAGGTACGGATGCTCACGAGTTATGTGCTTATCTAGTCGAGAAAGCTTTAGGGAGGAATGCGCGTGATCCAACAGAAGATTTAGCATTTTACAACGATGAAATGAAGAATTGCGCAGAAGAATACCGCAACTATGTGATGGATCAAGTTGAGAAAGCCAAAGGCTACTCTCGTGACCCTACAGTTCTTGTCGAACAACGACTTGACTTTTCCAAATGGGTACCTGAGGGCTTTGGAACTGGGGATTGCATCATCGTGGCAGACGGACTTCTACAGGTTATTGATTATAAGCACGGACTTGGTGTTCTAGTAGATGCAAACTACAACCCGCAAATGATGTGTTATGCCTTGGGTAGCATTGAAATGTTTGATGGACTTTATGATTTTGATAAAGTCACCATGACCATCTTTCAACCACGAAAATATAACATTTCTACCTTTGAGATGGAAAAGACTGAGTTGCTTGAATGGGCTGAAAACGTGCTCGCTCCAAAAGCTGAACTTGCATTCAAAGGTGAGGGGGAGATACAATCTGGTAAACACTGCCAATTCTGTAAACTCAGGAATGTCTGTCGAAAACGTGCTGAGGATAATTTGGCACTAGCCAAGATGGAGTTTGCGGATCCAGCTTCCCTTAATAACGAGGACATTGCTGATATTTTGCCTAAACTAGATTTGTTGATTTCATGGGCAAACGACATCAAAGCTTATGCTTTAAATCAAGCAACAGATGGACATCCTATCCCAGGATACAAACTGGTTGAAGGTCGCTCTGTTCGTAAATTCTCAGATGAGTCAGCCGTTAGCCAAGCAGTGATTGAAGCAGGCTATGACCCTTATGAGAAGAAACTGCTCACTATCACGGCCATGACTAAGTTACTTGGCAAGAAAACTTTTAACGACCTACTTGGTGGTCTCGTAATAAAACCAAGTGGTAAACCAACACTCGTTCCAATTGACGACAGCCGTCAAGAGATGAACCTAGCAAAAAATGAATTTAAAGAGGAATAAATATATGACAACTAAAGTAATTACAGGACCAAACACTCGCTTCAGCTACTTAAATGCCAACGAGCCAAAATCTATCAATGGTAGCACTCCCAAGTACAGTGCCTCACTCATCATCCCAAAAGTGGATACAGTCACCATTAACAAAATCAAAGCTGCTATTGAGCAAGCATACAAAGAAGGCGAATCAAAGCTCAAGGGCAACGGTAAATCTGTACCTGCATTATCTACTCTGAAAACTCCCCTACGTGATGGTGACCTTGAACGACCTGATGATGAAGCATACAAAAATGCTTACTTTGTAAATGCCAACTCTCCACACAAACCTGGAGTTGTTGATGGCAATCGTCAAGAAATCATTGATACTTCAGAATTGTACTCTGGTATCTATGGTCGTGCTTCTATTACCTTCTATGCTTTCAATTCAAATGGTAATAAAGGTATTGCTTGCGGTTTGAATAACTTACAAAAATTGCGCGATGGTGAGCCACTCGGAGGACGTACTCGTGCTGAGGATGATTTTGCGACTGAAGATGATGATGACTTTTTGAACTAGAAAGAGAGAATTAGATCGATGATGTATACTATTTTAACTTGTACTATTATGGGACTCTGGGTGCTTATCGGACTATACTTCGGGTACATGACCATTAGAGATGACATTCGAAATGAAATAGAACGAAAGGCAAAGCAAAATAAAGAAAAACTTAGCCAAACACCACTCAGTCGAAAAAACAAATAGAACTTTAGGTGGCAGTACTTCTGTCACCTTTTTAGGAAGGACAAACTATGCCGATAAAAGAACTCAGCATTGACATCGAAACCTATTGTGAAATTGACTTACGAAAATCTGGTGTATATCGCTATGCAGAAGATGACAGTTTTGAACTCCTTCTGTTTGCGGTTTCTGTCGATAATGGACCAGTAACTGTTTACGACTTAACTAAAGAGAAATTACCCCAAGATATCCTTGAGAACTTGGTGGATGATAGTGTCATTAAATGGGCATTCAACGCTTCATTTGAGCGAATTTGTCTATCAAACTGGCTCAAGAAACATCATCCTGAGTTCTTATCAGATGGATTTCTCTCCCCAGTTTCGTGGCGGTGTAGCATGATTTGGTCCGCATATTTAGGACTCCCACTTTCCTTAGAAGGGGTTGGAACAGTTCTCAAACTCAAAGACCAGAAGATGAGAGAGGGGGCTGACCTCATTCGCTACTTCTGCTTGCCTTGTAAGCCAACCAAAGTCAATGGGGGACGAATTCGTAACTTTCCTCATCACGCACCTAACAAGTGGTCTACATTTATCGACTACAACAGACGTGATGTTGAGGTCGAATTGGCCATCAAGGAACGGGTGAAAAACTTCCCAGTACCTAGCTTTGTTTGGAATGAGTACCACCAGGATCAGATTATTAATGACCGTGGTATTGGCATTGATTTGGATTTTGTCAAAGCTGCTATCAATCTTGATGCCAATAGCAAAGCCAAAATTCAAGAAGAGTTAAAAGCATTAACAGGTCTTGAAAATCCCAACTCTGTTCTACAGATGATTGGCTGGCTACGTGAACATGGAGTAACTACAGATTCACTCGACAAAAAAGCGGTGAAAGAACTTCTCAAAATGGTTGATCATACGACTGCTCAAGTTCTTAAACTTCGTCAGCAAGCCGCCAAATCAAGTGTATCCAAATATCAAGCCATGATGAACTGTGTTTGTAAGGACGGTCGAGCAAGGGGGATGTTTCAATTTTACGGAGCTAACCGTACAGGTCGATGGGCTGGCCGTTTGGTACAGCTTCAGAATTTACCACAGAACCATCTTCCTGACCTAGAGGAAGCTAGAGAACTTTTCAGAACAGGTGACTTAGAAGCTACTGAGCTACTCTACGACACACAAGATACCTTATCTCAACTTATCCGAACGACCTTTGTCCCTAGTAAAGGAAAGAAATTCATTGTTTGCGACTTTTCAGCTATCGAAGCTCGAATCCTGTCCCACTTGGCAGGGGAGAGATGGCGTAGTAAGGTATTTGAACTGGGAAAAGACATCTACTGTATGTCCGCTTCTCAGATGTTTGGAGTACCAGTTGAAAAACACGGACAAAATTCTGAATTGAGACAAAAAGGGAAAATTGCGGAACTTGCTTGCGGATATGGTGGTTCAGTCGGTGCACTCAAAGCCATGGGAGCAATTGATATGGGACTATCGGAGGAAGAACTCCAACCACTAGTGAACTCTTGGCGACAAGCAAATCCCAATATCGTTCTCTTATGGTGGGATGTCGATAATGCTGTAAAGACTGCTGTAAAGGAACAAATTCCAACATCTACTCACGGTATTCAATTTGAAGTAAGAAGTGGCATTCTATTCATTACACTCCCATCTGGTCGTAAATTAGCATATATTAAACCAAGAATTGGAGAGAACCAGTTCGGTGGAGAGTCCGTCACTTATGAGGGAACTGGAACTGCTAAACGTTGGGAGAGGTTAGAAAGTTATGGTCCAAAATTTGTGGAGAACATTGTACAAGCTATCAGCCGTGACATTCTTGCATACTCTTTGAAACAACTGAAAGAGTTTAAAATTGTAGGACATGTACATGATGAAGTAATAATCGAATGCCCAATGGAACAAAAACTTGATGAGATTGCATTATTAATGGGGATTGCACCAGACTGGATGTCTGATATTAACCTTCGTGCCGATGGATACGAATGCATATTCTATCAGAAAGATTAGCAAAAAATCGCCACCTCACAATTGAGATGGCGATTCTGTTATTTATTTAATTCTTTGTAAAGCTCAAACCCTTCTTTCTTAGTATTATTGACTTTTTTATAGCCTGCAGATTTCTGAACTCCTAGTTTTTCAAAGATTTCCTTATTCTCATAACCATCAAATAGCATTTCCAAAATTTCTGGTGCTTGAAAGTTTGATTCTGCAAGTTTTGATTTCAAAAACTCAAATTGATCCATGAATAGATAAAGCTCAATCCCATCATCAATAACTGGTAAATCTTGTTTCTCTGTGAATGCTTCCCAGGATGAAACTTTAGGGGCATTTTTACTCGGCTTACGAAAATCTTTGAGATAATCATTAACTGAGTTGTTATACCACCAGACCATCTGTTCATAGTCCTCTTCTGCGACTGGAACAAAGGCAGTTAGTATTGAAATACCCATGATACGACATTGACGAAACGTGCCACGTAGCAAACCTGAATGATGTGAAGTCATGTAGTAATCCTGTACAAACATAGGTGCTAGTACTTCACTTTCAGTTGGATGTACTCCAGTTGATGAAGATTGAGCTTGGCAGTAGTTGAAAAAGTTGACATTGATTGTCATGATTGATTGGCTTTCCAGTTAATACCGAAAGCACACATGACAAATCAAGGCATGCAAAAAATATTCTTGACCGCATAGTTACTTTCCTCTATGTTATCGGTCAGCCAATTTCACAAGCTGAAATAGTTTCCCACCATCTCTACATCTGAAATTATGGTCATCGTCATGACTCCGTATTGACAGAAGGTGTTCTTGATAAGTCTAGTATAGTACCATTGAACGAAATGGTACACAGCAAAAAATGAGGGGTAGAACAGCTTCCCTCATTCAATAAAATCGTTAAAATCAGTGTTTTTGAAACTTCCTTTCACATACTTAACTTGATGACCTCCACTCTCAAATACACGCATAACAAACAAAAAAACACCCCTCAAAATTTGAAGGGTGTCGTTAAAATTATTTTTCCCAAAATTCAGGAATCTTCATCTCTATCAACTTCTGGTTGCATTCATAAGCTCCCAAATGATAGTAATATCTCAGCAACATCTTATAAGCACAATGAGTCGGCATCTCATCTCTAAATGTTGTACCACTCTTTTCAATCAACTTAAAGCTAAAGTCAGGATATAGCTTCATTCCAAGAGTAATCCCCATCATCTTTTCCAGTTTCCTACTCGCATCTCTTTGAGTTTCAAAACGCTGAATAGTAGATAAACTAACACCTGATGCCTCAGCAAGATCTTCTTGAGTGATGTTTTTGCGTGTACGATGGTAGATAAGCATGGCACAAAAGCCACTCGGCATCTCATCATTGATTCTGACTACCTCTTCAAATATTCGTCCACTATCTAGAATTATTGAACCATTAACAATATTGGTGAACTCAGAGAAATCCACCTCTATTTCAACCGTCGATTTTCCACGATACATCACATACTCATTAAAGATAGTGATCGATATAGACTTATTTTTATCTGTCTTATAGAAAATATCAAACAATAGGCAACACTCATCCATATGTTTGTATGCATAGTCTGTCATTTCGTAAATACCGTACTCCACCATGTTCACATATTGAGGATCATTCAAGCAAAAATGGTTATCCACATAAACATATCGACCTGAATCCATCAACTTCCTAAACTGTTCATTCTTCCAACTCAACAGACAAGCGTTGGGAAAGGCAATAGTGAAGCTTTTGTTTTCAGTCATAGCTTTAAGTTCACAACCATAGCTTCGTAGATATTCATCTCCAACGAAATTATAAATGCCTTCAAATTCATGATAGCCCAATTGTTGTAACCGAATTTTAGCCGCTAGGCGAGAGACCTGAAAGAATTCTGCGAGGTCATCTATGATTCTTTCAAACATGGTTAATTTCTCATCACTAGCATATTTTAAGGAGTAGTCTGTAAAGAGTTGATTGACCTTTTGCCTTGTCATGGACTTAGGCATCAGAATTCTAGCAGCAATTCCATTTGCCTGCCACTCCATCCAGTCATAGTCTCTCCACTCTGATGAACTAGAGATAGTGTTATCTCTTAGACTACTACTTCGTTTATGATTCTGATCAAATAGCATTTTATACTCATTATGATGACGATGGAGCAACCAGTGAACTGATTCATGGACTATTGTATTATTATAACTCCCTTGATTACGCAAGCAGATAACTTCGGGATCTACTAAAATAGTCTTTTTCTTCACGAGTCTTGATTCTGGAGTATCCTCATCATAAAATAGAACTTCTGTATCTTTGAAGACCATCTCTCCAAAAATGGAACTATCCTCTGTTAACTTACCCTCCATCTTAGTCAATCCGATATTGGCAAGATAGCCATCAATCGGCAAAGCCATGGGAGCTTCTAGTGCTTGAGGGTAATATTGCTTCAAAATTCCTTCCGCAATCTCATCCATATCCTTAGCTTTAATGTATGGAACAAATTCTGGACTAAGACCTAATTCACTATTATCATAATCTTTTGGATCAAAGGGATTAACCTGAAGAACTGTAAAATTATGTATTCCTTCATTCAACTCATACTCAACCGTCATTCTTAACCACAGATTGGCACTATCTATTTCATAGCCATACTTCGTCTGCCCCTTAATTTCAAGAGAAGCAATGACCTGAAGTTCAGAAACAATTATTCCGTCTCTAACTTTACGAGACAAGACTTTCTTTATCGCAAAATCATCCAACTTCTTAAAGTTTGGGTCTTCAACAGTATGTGACTTGACCGATATATAGGAACGGTGGTGGTAAATATAATTATCTACTGCTTTGAAAATATCGTTATAATAGTTTGATTGAAGCAATTTTTCGAATGAATTAAACGCCATATCCTGTTCTCCTAAAACATAGTGCTATCGAGATTTGAATTACAAACATACCTACTCTTTACTCTTGCTTTATATTATACACTATGATATAATTTTGTCAATCTATAAAATGACAAAAGGGGTGAGAAAATGTTTTCTGCCAGTAAGTTAAAAGAATATCGATTAACCAATCATCTATCCCAAACAGCTATCGCAAACGAACTAGGGGTCACAAGAGCCACACTGTCTGCTTGGGAGACAGGCAAAACTGTCCCTAATAAGAAACACCTCAAAGAACTGGCTCAAGTCCTCCATATAGAAGCAAGTAACCTTCAAGAAGAACATCCCCACCTCACCCTCTACAAACAACTCAACAAGACAAACAAAAAGAAGGTCGATGAGCTAACTCACAACCTTCTCATGGAACAAAAGGGTTCTGTTGCAAAGTTTTAAATAAAGAATAAAATCCCTTACGGTATCTATGATTTAAGCTGGGATTCCCAATAATACCTTGATTTCAGTACAGACCGAAAACCCGAAGAGAGTGCCTTCTTTTCGGGTTTTCTTATATAATCCTCGGATGGCTTCCATACCTTTAATCGTGGTAGAGGCAGTGCGTAAACTTCGATAGAATTTATTGCGTCTCTTTACTGGACGATGGTCTTGTTCAATCAAATTATTCAGGTATTTAATGGTACGATGTTCTGTCCCTTGATAAAAGCCGTATTCTTTTAGTTTCTTAAAGGCACTTGTAATAGAGGGGGCTTTATCTGTGACTACAACCTTCGGTTCATCAAACTGCTTCACTAACCGCTTAAGAAAAGCATAGGCTGCTTGTGTGTCCCGTTTTTTACGTAACCAAATATCCAAGGTTAAACCATCTGCATCGATGGCTCGATACAAATAATGCCATTTTCCTTTAATTTTGATGTACGTTTCATCCATTTTCCATGAATAAAAGGATTTTTTATTTTTCTTTTTCCAAATTTGATAGAGTAGTTTGCCATATTCTTGCACCCAACGATAAATCGTCGTATGAGAAACGTTAATGCCACGATCATATAAGATTTCTTGAACTTCACGATAGCTAAGGTTATAACGAAGATAGTAGCCCACGGCTACAATAATCACATCCTGCTGAAATTGCTTTCCTTTAAAATGATTCATCGTCATTCCTCCTGCTATCTTTTTCTATTATTCTACCTTATTTGATAGTAGATTTAAAACTTTGCAACAGAACCGGGAAAAGTGTAGTTGTTAGAAATGGAAAAAAGGAAGTAACTATTCAGTTAGATTCTTATCAAAATATGCCCACTATTTTAAAACTGAAGAAACAACGATTCCATTGTAAAAGCTGTTCGCACAATTGGACGGCACAGTGTTCTATTGTTGAAAAAAACTGTCATATCAGTAAATTTATTACTTTGAAAATTTTAGAATTATTAACTGAGAAAATCTCTATGACATTTATAGCTAAACAATGCCACGTTTCTTTAACGACAGTTTTAAGAGTTCTTAAGTCAGTTGAATCACAACTCCCGCAACAACTTAAACCACGGAGTTTTCCAGAAGTTTTAATGGTAGATGAGTTTAAATCTCACGCTAGTTATGAAGATAAAATGAGCTTCATATGTGCTGATGGAGAAACAGGTGAATTAGTAGATATTTTACCTAGTAGGAAATTAGATAAAATAATCCCTTACTTCAATCGCTCTCCGTTGGAGGAAAGGGAAAAAGTTAAATTTTTAGTAACAGATATGAATGCTGCTTACTTTCAATTAACTAAAAATGTCTTTCCTACTGCTAAATTAATCATTGATAGGTTCCATATTGTGAAGCATTTGAACACCGCTTTTAATGATTTTAGAGTCCGAGAAATGAAGAGATTAATTACCAATAAGAAAAAGTCAAAAGCAAATAAATTAAAATCAAACTGGAAATTACTTCTAAAAAATCAAACAAATATTTCCATTTCAGAGTTCAAAACTTGGAGAAGTTTTCCTTCTCCAAAGTACCATCTTTTAACGGAATCTATGGTGATTGATCGACTACTCTCATTTTCTTCTGAACTAAAAGAAGCTTATGACATTTTCCATTTATTAATGTATCACTTTAGAAACAAAGATGACCGTTCCTTTTTCGAACTATTGAAAAATCTACCTGATAGCTTGGATACACAATTTAGAGATAAAATAGAAAATCTGATTTCCTATGAAGAAGGTATTAGAAACGCTCTTAAATATAATTTTTCCAATGGAAAAATTGAAGCTAAGAACACTCATATAAAAACACTTAAAAGAGTTTCCTACGGATTCAACTCATTTACAAATATGCGTATAAGAATTTTCTTGATAAACGGCCTTATTAAAATTAAATAACTAAAAAAGATGATAAATCTGAGAGTAATCTCAAGTTTATCATCTTATATATCCGACTCATCAGTCCGATTTGACAAAGAGCCCAAACTCAAAAGGTCTTCACATAGCGATTATATCTAATAAAAATTCATTAATTTTTTTACATTTTCAACAACCAGAATGTATCATTAACACTTTTACATCCTTATTGCATAACTCAAAAATTACATAACTTCCAATTCTCTCATCAACTGTTCCCATTCATTAAAATAATTACCCTGACACCTTTTAACATCATCAATTGATTTTTGTATTTCCGTCAGTACTATATAATCAGAAGAATTGTTTGGTTCAGAAATAATTTTATTCAATCTTTCTAATTCTTCATCATATTGATTTATTAACACTTCAAGTTTTTCAATTCGTTTCTCCTTCTTAACCTTCTCCTTCTCAATGGAGTTACGATCGCCTTTTACTGTGTTATTTTTCTCTACTTTCTGCTCAACTTTAATGTTATTAAATGGCTTTTCAGAATTCATCCTTTTTTTCTCGTACTCACCATAAGTAGATTGTACAAACTCTACACCATCCTTATCAAAAACAAGTAATCTGTCAGCAATCTTATTAGTAAAATATCTATCATGTGACACAAAAATAATTGTACCTTGATAACTGCATAAGATATTCTCTAAATTCTCTTTTCCAATAATATCCATGTGGTTTGTCGGTTCATCTAAGATTAAAACATTAGTACGTTTATATAATAATTTACATAATGTCAATCTAACCTTTTCTCCACCTGACAAAGAGGACACCGGTCTAAAAACATCATCTCCACTAAACTGAAATGAGCCAAGAGCAGTTCTGACCTCTGTGTCATTTAGCTCAGGGTATTCGCTTTGAAAAATTTCGAATAGTGTATCATCTCCACTGATTTGAGCAAGCTGTTGGTCAAAATAGCTAATTTCAACATTGTATCCGAATTTAAAATCTCCAGACAATGCTGCCACACCATCCATAAGTGTTTTAAGCAACGTGGATTTACCAATACCATTACTCCCAACAATTCCAAGCTTCTGTCCCCTTTCAAGGTTGAAATTAACCTTTGCAAGAGGAGTATCATAGCCTATCACAAGTTCTGAAGCACTTAATACTTGCCTTGAACTACTGATTCTCGGTTGAAATTTAGACATATAAGTTTTTGTATCGTATTGGTCTGGTGCATTTAATATTTGCATACGCTGTAATAATTTAATTTTAGATTGCACCATTTTAGCTTTCGTAGGTTTATAACGAAAACGTTCAATCAAGCGTGTAATCCTTTCAATTTCTATCTGTTGCAAATCGTAATCTTTTTGCTGTTTGATATGATTTTCTCGTTTTTGCTCCTCAAAGGCTGAATAATTACCTTTATAACATTTGGTCTCTCCCCATTCGATTTCATAAACCTTATCCACAATTCGATTAAGAAACATTCTATCATGGGAAATAATAACCAATGTAGATTTATAACTTCTCAAATAACTCTCCAACCATTGTATTGTTTCTATATCAAGGTGGTTAGTAGGTTCATCAAGTAATAGAATGTCTGGCTTTGTTAAAAGTATTTTTATAAAAGCTATCTTAGTTCGCTGACCACCTGAAAATTCAGAAATGGGTTTTTTATCATCTGCTTCAGTAAAACCCATACTACGAATCATCGTTTCATATTCTTTTTGGTAGGTTAGACCTCCAAGAGCCATATACCTTTCACTGATATCAGAGTATTCATTGATGATTTTATCATCATATTGATTCTCCATTTTATCTATCAGCTGTTTCATCTTGTTTTCCATATCAATAAGCGTCTTAAATACCGTACGGACTTCATCCACCATTGATATACTTTCATCTTCAAAAGGCATCTGTCTTAAATAGCTAATATAAGGGTTACCGGTCTTTATTACTTGAAACTCACTTTCACCAGTTCCTTCTTCTAATTCAATTTCGCCTATAATAGCTTTTAGCAAGGTTGTTTTTCCACATCCATTTCTACCAACAATAGCAATCTTTTCATTATCATTGATTTCAATATCGATGTTTTCCAACACCATATTACCATCATAGTAAACGGCACCATTAATTATTTTGTATTGCATTTTCATATCCTCCTTTGCGTTAGTACTAGCAATTGCAAAGGTGGCTTCGGACAATAATTATTCCACTCCATGTAAAGCTTGTCACAGCCACCTATACATGAAGTTCTTTAAATGTTACTTTAGTTGTAGATTTCATTTGCTTCTCCCTCCTATCGTTTCAAATATAATTCAACTTCCCCCTTATTGTACCAAATCGCTAGCGCAATGGCTAACCTAAGTTTTAGCTTACACCTTTTCTGATAAAAACAAAGTAACTGATCCGTTATCTCATCCGACACCAGATTCCGCATATGCCCTGCTGTTCCCGTCAACAGAAACCGCAGCCACACTGGAAAAAGATACAAAAGGATTGCCGCAATTGATTCTTTGCATTAGCCATCAGCTTTACAAATCACTCTTTCTATATTCAAAAGGCGTTTTTCCTGTTTCTTTTTTAAACACGGATGTGAAGTAACTTTGTGAGTTAAATATAAGATATTCACTAATTTCTGATATTGACTGATTCGTATATACCAATAGAAATTTGGCATATGCTATTTTCTCCTTCTTAATGTATGCACCAACAGTCATACCTATATCTATCTTGAATTTACGCATGAAGTGATACTGACTTAGACCAATTTCTGTGCATATTGACTGAATGGTGAGCTGACGGTTGATATTTCTTTTAATCATCCTGACTGCTTTTGCTATGTCTGAAGAGACACCAGATACTCTATAATCTGCAGTACTTAAAGCGAAATGCTCCAAAATACTGTTATACATAGCAACGGACTCTTCTCTTTTTCTCAGAGAACTAAAGCGATTTCCGTAATAGCTACTGATTGCACCTGACATTTCAATAGGAAGACCGCCAGCAATAGCATAGTACATCGATAGATACAGACAGAATGTCAGCATGGATTTTGTTGATTGTTCATTATTACAAAATTCAAAAAGTGCATTAAGGTAATCTTGATCCCGGTTCAGCTGTTTAAGTGTAGTTATATCACCATTTTGGACAAGCTCAAGTCTTGTTCGTAAGTCCTGATAACTTTGTTCAATCGTCCGCTTTGAAAGCTCAGACGTTTGTAGTCCCATGATATCAGTCGAAAAAAATTGTACCAGTTTATTCACTAAACTCTCAATAGAAAAAGATAAATTCTTATCTAATGCAAAGTAATACATCATCACACATATTTCACTAAACTTTCTGATATCGAGCACAGTCAATCAGGTTTTAAAATAAAAGCTTCTGGTTTAACAGTTCTATGGTTGTATAGATTAGTTTTTTCATATAGTTCACTATACAATTTTTCACCGCTTCGATAAGAAGCCATTGCAATTAAACTTCTTTTCCCGCCTTCTCTTTTTGCTATTGTCATAGATAAATGGAAGATTGCCAATTGTATCACCTCTCTTTCTTTTCAAACATGAGCGTAGCGAATTTTAACAAACACGCCTGACGATAAAACTAAACGAAAGTTACGTTTTATAGCACATTAACCACAAACGTAAGTTAGTGGGTGTAAGTGCGCCCTTAGTAAAATATCTAAGGGATTTCTTGATAAATTAATTCTACCACTTATCAATGAAAAAGTAAATATGTTTAATCTGACATTTTCGTTTATATTTATTGATTTTAGAAATATAATATAATATGATAGACATATACAAATTATTAGGAGGGATATTTTATGGAAAACCAAGATCAAAACATCAAGACAGAAAATGAACAAATCATTCCAAAAACAAAACCAAAAAAGAGAAAGAAAAAAACTGTTTCTGATATTGAACTTCAAATTAAAGAATTACAAAAGAAGAAAGAAGAATTAATTCTAAAATCAAAAGCAGATATTGGTGATTTTGTCCTTTCTACTCTTTCAAAAAATGATATTTCTATTGAATCGATTGAAGAAAACAAAGAATTATTCTATGACGAATTAGAAACTTTATTAAATGCGAATAGTCAAAATTTTTCTGAATTACTTAAATAGTTATGGTAAATAATGATTTAAATGACATCAACAAAAGAATAGAAAAACTAAAAATTCAAAAAAATATTTTGCGAGCGAATAGCGAGCAAAATATTAACAGAAAAAGAAGAACAAAGCGTCTAATTGAAAAAGGTGCTTTGTTAGAAAAGTATTTTGAAATTGACTATTTAACTGTAGAAGAAACGGAAGAATTTTTAAAAATTTTTTCTGAATATATTAAAGCAAATAAACCTAAAAAGTATCAAAAAAAGGAAAAATAATTTTCCTTTTTTTGATACTTTTTTAAATAAAATTGATTGTTCTTAATGTTTGTCCTTCCTTTTTTAATTGCTTTAATATTTCATTTACTGATTCTATATCCAAATCGTACCAATCACCAAAAGCGATAATATCACCTGATACTTTTTTTTCTATAAAATCAACTGTTAAAGTTATTTCTCTTGTTGACATTGGCGAACGTGCTTCTATTTGATATAAATCAAAATCGTATTTTTGATGATTATTTATTCCTCTCATTTCTGTTACTGTCGCTTTTATAACTTTTAAAATATTACCTTCAAAATTTATTTTTTTTATTTTAATATCCACTTTAAAACTTCCTTTCTGATAAGAGGCTGGGCAAAAACTAGCTTCTCACAGTAAAAAAACGAGCAATTCCAATTAGGAGTTGCTCGTTTTCCATTTCATGCTTTATAATTATAATAACGACAAAACAACTAGAAAGGCATGAAAATGTATAAACAGTATAACACAAATCAGTTAAGTTTGGAATTAAATATTGCTTGGGATTTACCTGCAACGCATGAGGCTCGTCTGATTAGTCAGTTTGTGGATACTATTCCTTTATCCGTTCTGTTAGAAGAAACTTCCCACACAGGTCGTCCTGCCTTTCATCCAGCTATGTTGCTTAAAATGACCCTGTTTGCCTACGCTCGCCAGGTATTCTCTGGTCGGAAAATCGTTCAAATGAATGAAGAAGTCATTCCTATGAAATGGCTGAGTCAGGATACCTATGTCTGTTATCGGACCATAAACAGTTTTCGGGCTAGCACACACGCCAATCAGCTCATCAAAACTACCTTCATTTACTTCACCCTCCTCCTCAGAGAGAATGGCTTGATTGAAGATGAGGCTCTCTTCATTGATGGAACAAAGGTAGAAGCTGATGCCAACAAGTATTCCTTCACGTGGAAAAAGGCCGTTGAACGCTACGAAGATGCCTTGAATGGAAACATTTCTGCCCTTTATGACAAACTAGTCCAAGAAGGGGTGAATACTGCCTTGTCCAAGGAAGAATGCCTCACTAGCGAGGGACTAAACCAACTCCTACAAGAAACCGAACAAGTATTGGATGAGGTGGAAGAAGCTATCTCACAAGAGCCTAAAGTCATCA